AGGTTCAAGTCCTTCCCCCGCAACAAATTAAAAACTATGTAACCATCACTCAGTTAGTTAGATGTTACAAAAAAAGCCTGGAAAGTAAAATCTCCAGGCTTTTTAATTTAAATAACTTATTAACTTATAATCTTCTAATGTAATTGTAGATACTTCCAAAACCTACTCCTAGTACTCCATTCTCATCTGCTAATGCAGGAATACTTCTTATGCCTAATTTAACTTTTAATGCTTCTTGTTCCTCACTTAATGCTTTATTAAGATCTACATATTCTACTTTGTCTTGCCAATTAGGTACAGTATTATCTAATTCTTGTCTAAGAAATGTACATGGTGGACAAGTCTTAGCATTACTAAACAAATATACTTTACTCATTAGATTTCTTTTTATAGTAGTTTCTTTTCTTCTTAGGTTTAACAGCTGTAACTGCTTGTTCAGCTTTTACCTGAGTTTCTTCTTTAGTTACTTTAGGTTTCTCAGTCATACTACCAGCTCTGGGTTTCCTTTTATTATACCTTCTTTTAGGTTTATGATTATTTATTGCTTCAGATAAACTGATAGTAGGAGGTTGTTCAAATGGAGTTCCTACTAATCTTTCTGCATCCATAGAGATAGGAATCTTTGGTCCATAATCTTTCTCAAATTGTTCTAATCTACCAGTAGCTTCTAATGCTTTCATATCAGCTTCAGTCACTACTACATCTGTTTCTAGTTCTACAGTTCCTAGATCAGTTACTCCTTTATTAGAAGTATAATCTTCTCTTGGTTCAGGAGTAGGATCTGGTACTTTAAATTCACTTACTAATCTAGTAGTTAATGTTCCAGCCTTTCTAACAGAAGTTTGTTTTCCATCTTCATAAGTAATTTCATATCCATTTTCATCTATTTCAGATGTTTCTACTTTTTTGGATTTAAACAATCCTACTAACCAGTTCCATATACTAGTTAATGCTTTAATCAATTTCATATTTAATTTGTTTTAATTTGGTTACTAATTTTTCAAAAGCTATTTCTTTAGCCATATATTCAGAGTCTGCTGAACCAGATATTAATGTTCCTGTTGGTTTATGTTCTAATCTTACATACCACATTTCTCCTATTGGTACACTTTCTACTTCTACATCATTTGCTGGTATCATCTTCAACCTCCTTTATTAATTGCTTTAATGATTGTAGAAACTTGGAAAATTTAAACTCAGAATATTGTTTTATTTTTTCATCAAGTCTTTCATGTACTGTTTTACTATTATCAAAATAGTTCTGAATTCTTTTATTTACTTCTCTTTGTTCTTTAAGTTTTTGAACATTATCCTCAAATGTAGAATTAGGTTCTGCCCATCTTCCACCAATATTATTTAACTGTTGCTTATAATATGCAATATCTTTATTATTATTAAGATTTAATCTCTTAACTCCTTGAGGTAGATCATGATCTGCTATATTTTTAAAGCTTTCACAATAATCAAGTGGATCTATTCCTTCTGGAATACTGTCTGCATCTATCATTACTACAATACCTAAATTATTATCTTCAAGTTGCTTAATCTTACTTGTTAAATAAGTAGATACAGTTTCATCAATATCTATTTCTCTCTGTTTTATGAAATCACTTAACCATCCAGTTGCATGATCCATATGTTTCTCTGACATTTTTAAGAAGCATTCTTTAAATTCATCATCAGTAAATAATTCTAATGTTTCACCATCTTCATATCTTACTAACCAATCTTCTTTACCAATCCCTTCTTCACATATTAAGAAATCAAATTCATCAAAATGTCTTAGATACAATCCTTTTCCATCTATTAAGATAGCTTGTCTATCAGTATCTAATTTCTTTAATTTATCAGCATTAGTACCATCATATTGTATGGCTTCTATTATCTCTGGTTTACTTATATATCTATTGCTCATTATTTATTTATTATAAGTTGATAATACATTTCTTAATTCTCTATCTTGTCTTCTTTTATCTATCCACAGTAAAGCTTCATCAATCTTAGTGATAGCCATAGAAGTTTCTCTACTAGACATTTCTCCTATATTAACTCCTGTAAGATATTGTCTACATACTTCAAGTAATGTTTCAGTTAATACTCCTTCCTGTCTTGGAATAGCAGGATTGTCTTTACTTCCTTTACAGAAGTCAATATTAATATTACCAGCATCTACTAATCCTTCTTCAGTAATCTTGTAGGTTGGTACATTATAACTAACAGATACCATATCAGTATTGCTAATTATGTGTTTTGGATTCATCATTTTATTTATTTTTAATTAATTTAAGACAAAGATAATTCTATTTCTCTAATCTTCATAGCTTCTTCTATCATTTCTTTATAATATTTTACTTCAATAGGTTTTTCATAGTGATCTATAAACAATCCTGTACATACATACCCTTGTAATTCCAGCATGTAAGCATATAATCCTAACTGTATAGCATAGTGATTAACTGTATGATCTTCAAGAGTATTAAATGGAAACTTCATCTTTTTATTATTAAAAGAAGTATTCTTCAGCTCTGAATTTGTTTTGAAATCTCTTATTTGAAAGTCTATATCATTGATAAAGAATACTTTATCTGATTGACCAGCAATCATATGTTTGTCTGAGTGTATAAGTAGTTCTAGATAACAATGATTTGGTAAAATTAATCTGGTACAGTTATCTTCTGGACAATCTACTAATGGATCAACAAAATATCCAGTATTGTTAGTTGGGTTCAAAACTATCCCAGAAGCATTATCTCTATCTTCATTCATCTTATGGTATGAGGTTCCAAAGTCAGTAGCTTTAACTCTATTATCTTCCCAACTATTTTTAAGTTCTAATCTGGTTTGATCAAATAAGAATTGTTCTGATGGTTTAACAGCATGTCTTATATCAGGATATTTAACTACTGATCTATAGAATCCAGGCATCTTAGCATACTTACCAGTTTCAGGATCTATTTGAAAGTTATTTCTTACAGCTTCCAGTGCTTTATAGCTTAACCAATACTCTTCATCATAGTCTTCCTTGAATCTTTTAAGGAAAGTAGTTACTGATAAATAGGTTTCTCCTTTATCATTGAAGTAAGAATGTTTAAGTTTTCTAAAGTAAACCATGTTTAATTTATTTAAAGGTTTATAAAATTTAAACAAAGATATGAACTTTTTTGAAATTGAGAATGTTTGAAGGTAATATATTTTAATAAATCAAAGATGAACAAGGAAAATCAGGTAGGATTTAGTTTTAAATATCCAACATATGGATTGGATTATATTGAGAAGCTTTACTCTATCTTTGAACTATCTTATATTCCAAAGGAAAATAGATTAACAAAGAAAGAAAAGGTATTTTATTATAATCTTGTATTCTTATATAATATGGGTGTTGATCTGAATACTCCTGAAGCAACTAAAAGATTACAGGAAGTAGATGGATTGACTTTAGAGAATAGAGGAGTTTATATCTATAAATCTATTTTGAAGAAAAAGAAATGGATTATGACAGATAAGAATGGTAAATTAGATATTCCACCTTTTTTAAAGAAAGGAGATGGTAAATTAAGTTTTTTTATATCTTTGTCTCATGATATTTAAACAACACTCTTTTTGGCAATCAGAAACTATTCATAGGATATTTAAAGAAGTATCTGATGAAACAGGAGTTTCTTATGATGATGTAGGTAAAATGATAAGACATATGTTTATGTCTTTGAAGCAAGAACTTACTAATCCTAATAATCTAAACAAGATTCTGTTACATCACTTTGGAAGCTTTTATACTACTGAGAAAAGAGTACTTGCCAGACTAAGAACATTTGTCTGCAAGTATAAAGAAGGTAAGATAGATAAAGCTGAACTAAGAGAGAAGACAGAAATACTCTTTAGTAAGAGAAGAGAATTTAAACAAATTAATAAATCAAAATAATCAAAATGGCAGAGAAAGCTAAATTTAAAGAAAGTAAAACTTTCTACATGGGGAACAATAAACCTCAAAAACTAATCCTTCCAGAGAATAAAGTTATCTCTGAAGAAAATTATGAGACCTTTGTGGCTAAACAAAAGGAGAGAGCTGAGAAAGAAGCAGAGTATAAAAGACAGAAAGCTGAGAACTTACAGAAACAATTTGATGAACAGTATGCTGAATTTATAGCAGATGATTCATATCTAAATGATTATGCTAAGTTTAACTTCCTTAAATCAGAAGTTCTTATTAGAGTCTTTAGAATAGTTGAAAAGAAACTTACTAATAATGTAACAGAAGGAGGAATTTATATTCCTGATGAAGCACAAGAAGGTACTACAAGAATATCATCTTATGCTAAAGTTATTAAACTGGGTAATGTATCTGATGATTTCAGATCAAAAGTTAAGGAGGGAGATATAGTTAAAGTGACTGATCATATTATGGGAGTAAGACCTAATCCAGATTATGCTGAATTAGCTGCTGCTTATAATGAAAGAGGAACTGGAGTAGATGTATCTAAGCTTCCTGAACTCAAAGATATTCCAATGTATGTATCTAATTTATCTGATTGGGATCAATATAACTTCAGGTTAATTATGATTGAATATACTGATGCTGATGCACTTACATATTTAATACCACAATCTTTTATTTACTCAACAATTGATAAGTAATGGCTAGATGGCAGGATGTAATCAATCCTATTAAATGGTTTGCATATTTAAATGGAATGGCATTAAAAGAAAGAGAAGCTGAATTAGCTTTACCACATATTGTTGAACAGAATATGTATAGAAGATTAAGATGTCCACAATGTTTAGTTGTGGATAATCATCCTAATTATCCTGGGAAAGCAGTATGTATTGGTAATCCTGATTGTGAAGGATGCACTTGTGATACATGGGGAAAGATGCTATTAGCAGAAGAAGCATGTCATTGTGGTAAATGGGGTCCTTATAGGACAGTTGATGAATGGGAAGAATATAAAAAGAAGTTTGATATTAAATTTTTATTACAGTTTAAAGGTAAAATACTTTGAAAATGAAAAACAGAATAACAGGAGTTGTAGATAATCCAGATCTTAATCTTGGAACAATTGCAGCTTATCATATGGCTAATGGAATAAAGGCTGTATCAACATATAGAGTAGAATGGACAATTAATAAGTTACCTTCTCATATTGTTAAAGTTAAACCAGATTGTGGATGTACAGCTAATGTAAGACAAGAAGGAAATAAGATTATAGCAGACTTTACTCCTGGTGCTTTAGGTACTATGACTAAAGGAATAGATGTATTCTTAGATGATAACCAACCATTGTTTATTAAGAATGATGATGATGAAGATATCCACAATTATGCTAATAAGACACATTTTAGATTAACTATTACAGGAACTTATGTATGATAGTAGAATTTGATTTAGATAGAGACTTCTTTGATCTTAATCAAGAATTTAGAGTAATATCTGAGTTTAAGGATTTTAGAGAAAACAATGTAGATGCTTCACGTATTATGTGGGGCATCTATCTTGTTGAAGATCCTGAAAGTAAATTATATAAAAAGATTAGAGATAGACAAAAGAGAAAAGATGAAGTTGAGAAGAACTATCTTAACATCCCTGATTTTAAGTGGGATGATTATACTTTATATATTAATTTATATAATGAGTATTCACTTTCTGAATCTAAGAGAAGTTTAAAGACATGGAAAGATAAAGCCAGAGAAATGGATATTTATCTTGGAACATTGAAGTTTGGTCCAGATGATGATAGGTTATTCAAGATGTTTGAGAAAGCTAAATCATATTGGGCAGCATTAGAGGAGATTGAAAAGAAAGTGAGAGCTGAGGCTGAAGGAACTAATACTATACAAGGTAAAGGTAACTTGAGTGCATCAGATAAAAGATATACTTAATGAAACCACAAAAATTATTCCCAGATATATTAAATAGAAAACCATTTCTACATCAAGACCATCCTGTATTACATCCAGTTGAGGATGAAGATGAATATTTAGCTTATTGGTTAGAAGTAGAAAAAAGATGTGTAGAAGGATTTTGGGTTGAAGAAACCAAAGGTAAGTTTAGATTCATGCCTCCACAACTATATTTCTATATTAATGTCTGTATGATAATTGATGAGGATGAAGAGACTAACTCAACAATAGAGTCTCCACCAATCTTGAGAGATTTAGATTGGGTTATGGGAACTGATTATTTTACTTGTAGAGGTTTTTCAGGATATGTTGATTCTGACTTTACTTGTAATGATCTAATTAGAAAGATTGAAAATGGTAAGAAACTCTCTGGTAAAGAGAAGATAAGACTTGAGAAATTCAAGCATGTTAAACTACCTAATGGAGAATATAAGAAATATTTAGATCCTTTAGAGTGTTTAAGACAAACACATAGCAAACCTTTAGGTGCTCCAGTATATGAGAATAATGCTAAGAACTATATTTTATTTGGTTCTCGAGGAGGTGGGAAAGCAACTCCACTTACAACACCTGTTCTAACTCCATTAGGATGGAAACAAATGGGAGATTTAAGAGTTGGGGATCAAGTTATAGGAAGAGATGGTAAACCATGTAATATACTTCAAATACATCCTCAAGGAATGAAAGAAGTATTTAAAGTTAAATTACAAGATGGTAGAGAAGCTGAATGTTGTGAAGACCATTTATGGACAGTAATGAAAGCTGATAGAAAAGAGAAAGTTATTAGTACAAAAGAAATGCTTAATAATGGGTTAAGTTATTATGCTAAAAAAGGAGATATTTATAAATATAGAATTCCAAATTGCAAACCTATAGAATTTGAAGAAAAAGAATTACCAGTTGATCCTTACATATTAGGAGCATTATTAGGAGATGGTACAATGACTACATTAACTCCTAAAATAGCATCTTCAGATGAATTTATAATAGAAGAATTTAAAAGAAGACTACCTGGATTTGAATTTAAGTATGATGAGTCAACTACAAATAATTATACTATTGTTGATATAGATAAAGAAAAGATTGAATTAACTAGTAAATTAGGAAATAAATATCTACAAACAGGAGGCAACAGATTAACAAAAGCAATTAAAGAATTAGGATTAAATCAAACTTGTGTTAATAAATTTATTCCAGAAGAATATAAGTTTGGATCTATAAATCAAAGACTTGAGTTAGTTAGAGGATTAATGGATACTGATGGAAGTATTAATAATAATGGTTGTTCTGAATTTACTAATACTAATTTGACACTAATTAAAGATTTAGCAGATGTATTAAGAAGTCTTGGTATCAGATGTGAAATTGGAGAAGATAAAAGAGAAGGACAACCTCATGAAATAAAAGGACATGCTTGTTTAAGAACTAAATATTATAGACTATTTATTAATACAAATAAAGAAATTTTTAAACTTCCAAGAAAATTAGAAAGATTAAAATTAAAGAAAGATAATAATTCTCAAGATTTCATTCCAATTATTGAAATTGAAAAAACTGGAATTGATGTTGAACAACAATGTATAACTGTTGATAGTATTGATAATACTTATATTACAAATGATTACATAGTAACTCACAATTCATTCTTTGTAGCTAGTTGTCTTAACCATGAATGGTATTTTAGTGGTATTAAATCACATGATATATTACTTAAAGAGAAACCATCTCCTATTGAATTACTACTAGCAGCAGGATCTTCTGACTTTAGTAATGACTTAATGACTAAGATTAAGTTAACACAAGATTATATACAAAGTAATGTTGGTGCTTACACTGATAAGACTTCACTTGAAGAAGTATTCTATCCTGGATTCTTCCATAAGGAATCTAGTGGTAGTACAACAGCAGGTGCTAAAGTACCTCTTACTCAGAAGTTTGGTAGAAAAAGAGGTAATAGCTGGTTAGTATCAGGTATTGGTACAACACTATCACATAAGACTATTACTACTGAAAACCCAAATGTTGCTTCTGGTAAAAGGAATAACTTACAGGTTGTAGAAGAAGGAGGTTTAGTTGGTAACATATTTGATTTCTATGGTACTGCTAAGAACTCAATGATTAGAAAGAATAAGTTTGGTACTTTGTTTATTATAGGTACATCAGGTAATATGGATAAACTTGATGGAATTAAGAAGATGTTTGAGAATCCAGATGAATATGACTTTTTATCATTTAATGATGTCTATGAAGGTAGAGATAAGAGAATAGGTAGATTCCTTCCAGCTTATTATGCTGATGAAGATTTCAGGGATAAAAATGGTAATACCAATGTTGAAGCTTCATTTGAGCATGTAATGGAAGTAAGAGCAGGATTAGCTTTATCTGATACTTCATCATTGCTTGATAATGAGATGATGAATAGACCTATTGTTCCATCTGAAATGTTTATGAACAAAGCAGGATTAAAGTTTCCTGTTGTTAAGATCAGAGCTAGAAAGACAGAACTTGATTTATATAAATTCCATGAGAAGATATGGAGTATTGGAACTTTAGAATATACTGACAAAGATAAGAATCAAGTTAAATGGAAACCAGATTTAGAAAGGAAATTAAAACCTATTCTTACTTATAACCTGGATCAATACAATCATGATTATACCAGTGGTATAGTTATTTATGAACATCCACCATCCATTATACCTGATCCAACATACAAAAGATCATTATATAAGATTACTTATGACCCTGTTAAAGATGATAAAGGTGGTACATCATTATGTTCAATATTAGTTTATAAAGGATTTTCATCTAATTTATGGGAAGCAGGATTTCAGGATACTATTGTAGCTGAGTATGTAGGTAGGTTAGATAAGGTTAATGATATGCATGAGATAGCAATTAAACTTGCTCACTACTATAATGCAAAAATATTACCTGAGACAAACATATCTGACATGATTAGATATTGTGAAATGGTAGGTAAATACAATATGTTACAACCTGCACTTACAGTTGCAATTGGTAAGATATTAAAAAATCCATCTTTTAAATATGAAGTTGGAATTGATATGACTTCTAAAACGTTACAAGAGCAATCAATTCAATTATTGAGACAGTGGCTATTAAATCCAAGAAAAGTAAATGAGTTTGGAATAGTAACTGAAACCAACATTGATCATATATATTCATTGAGATTACTTAATGAATTAGAAATATTCAATGGTGAAGGTAACTATGACCATTTAAGGTCTGCTATGATTCTTGCACTATGGATGTCTCAGGAAACTGAAGAGCCAATAGAAGAAGCTGCTAATAACAGAAAATATGAAGAGATTGATGAATTTTTTTTACAAAGAGATAAACAAATAAATAATGACTTCTACTACCAATACTAGTAAGACAGATAAAAATAAAATAAATGTTTTTAATCAGAAGATTACAAACAAACAGAAAGATGCCAAGAATGGTGAGTGGTTTGAAGAGATAGCAGATATGATGGTAGGTTACCAATCTGGTATGGATATTGACTTGGTTAAGAAAATGCAAATGAACTATGATCTTTACAATAGTAGAGGTCAAGCAACAGACTACAATGATCTTTCTACATTAATGTCATTACAACAAGAAGGTGTTGGTGGAACTAATCAAACAAGACATTATGATATTATAGCATCCATTGCATCTTCTATGGTTGGAGATCAGGAGAAAAGACCTTTTGTTCCAATATGTGTAGATGTATCTGAAAATGGATTAAATGAAATAAAAAGAAAAAGACAGGAACTTGTACAGCAAAGTATTCAGAAAAGAATAATTGATCCTATAGTACAACAGATAACTCAGAGAATACAAGAAGAAGCAATGCAGAATGCTCAGGTTGATCCTGAGACTGGAGAGCCAATGATTAGTCCTGAACAGCAACAACAAATGCAACAACAAGTTGGACAAGAGGTTGAAGCTATGACTCCTAAAGATATACACAGGTATATGAGAAAAGAGTTTAAAGGAGCATCTTCTATTCAAGGACAAAAGATAATGGAATATTATCTTAGAGAATTAAAGCTTAAATACAAATTTACACAAACATTTAAGAATCTTATTATTACTGGACTTCCTATAATGTATGGAGGAATAAGAAATGGTAAGGTTGTAGCTGAAGTTGTTAAACCTACTAAGTTTAGATGGGGAGGTTCAGAAAATATAGACTTTATTGAAGATGGTGATTGGTGGGTATATGAAGAAAATATATCTTTTCCAGAAGTATATAAAAGATATGGATCTATATTAACTAAAAAAGATCAGGAGAAACTTGATGAATTTTATGATACCTTCTATGCTAATACAAGTGTTGAATCATATGCAGAATCTAAGTTAGTATCTGAAGTTGCTTTAGACCCTAATCATCATGGATTAGAAAATGCTGATCTTCTTACTAAGAAAGGTCAGGCTAAGATGAGGAATGCTTATGAGAAAGTATTCTATGGTTCTGATGGAACTGCTCCTGTTGTACATCATCATATTGTATTTAAATCATTAACTTTATTTAAATATATAACCAGACTTGTAGAAGGAGAAGATGGAGAAACATCAGAAGAACTTATATGGTTTGATGGAGAATATGAATTTAATCCACTTAATGGAGATATAGAAGAAAAAGAAGTTTGGTTGCCTCAACTTTATGAAGTAGTTAAGTTACATTATGGCTCTTCTTCCAATGCTGTTTATCTTTTAAAAAGACCTATTCCAGATCAATATAGAAGTTTAGATAATCCTTTTGAATTAAAAGGACCTTATCATGGATTAGCATGGAATAGTTTCTATGGGGAAACTAAATTCTTAGCTCCTCTGGATAAAGCTAAACCTTATATCTATGATTATAATGTTATTAGGTCTAAGATAAACCACCTTATAAAATCAGATAGAGGTAAGTTATTAATGACTTCCTTTGCATCTAAACCTAAAGATTGGACTTGGGGAAAATGGATGGGATTCTTTAAAGAAGGTCTTGCTCTTATTGATACTACTAATATGAGTCCACATGAAGCTCAGTTATTTAAAGAAATAAATCTTAGTGGTGGAGCATCAGAATTAGCAGGATACTTACAATATCTTGAACAGATTAAAAGAGATGCCTCAGAAGCAATGTCTTATAACCCTTCAAGGTTAGGACAGATTAGTCCTTATATGACTGCTACTAATAACCAACAGAATATTATGCAGTCTTTATCACAGACTGAGGATATATATACAACATTTAATAGAATACAGGAAAATTTCCTTACTCACTTAATGAGATTATCTAAAACTGAATTTAGAGAGAATCCAGCTGCATTAACTTATGTGTTGGATGATATGTCTATAGCAGAATTAGAAACAGATGAATCTACATTAACTGAATCTAAGTTTGGAGTTTATGTATCTAATTCTGGAGATGATCAGGAAAATCTTAATATGACTAAAGCTGTATTACCAATGATGGTACAAGCAGGAACTATTAATCATCCAGAATACATTAAGACTCTTTGGTCTAAATCAGCTGCTGAAGTACTTAATGTTGCAGAAGAAGCTGAAGTTAGAAGACAACAAGATATGGAAGATCAAAGAGCACATGAACAAGAAATGCAACAGAAAGCTGAAGAAGCTCTAGAAAGAAGAGAACAGATATTGCATGACAGAGCTAAAGAGCTTAAACAAATGGATATTGATGCTGCTTATGATAGGTCATTAATTGAAGCAATGACATTTGCTAATCAAAAAGATATTGATCAGGATAACATTAATGATGATCTTGAATTAAAAGAAAGAGAAATTGAAGCTAATAGAGATGAAAATAATAAAAATAGAATCTTACAATTAGAACTACAATCTAAACAAATTGCTGCTGACCTTTTAGAAGCAAAACTAAAGGCTGATACAGACATAAAAAAAGTAAAAATTAAACCAAAATCAAATAATTAAAAATGGAAAATGAAACAAGAGAAGTAGGTGAATACAGCTTTGATGCCTGGACATTAGGACAGGTTCAGAATACACCAGAGGTAGTAGAAGATACTCCAAAACCAGTAGATGAAGTAATTACTCCTACACCAAAGATAACTAAAGAAGTTACTCCTGAAGTAGTTGCAGAAGATACTCCAATTCAAGAAGATATTGATGATTCTAATTTTAGTACATCAGCAATTATCTTAAAAGCATATATAGATGATGGATTTGCTTTTGATCCTAAAGACATTGATCCTAAAATGACAGGTAAGGAATTACTTGAAATTCTTAGAGACAAGACTAAGGAAGAAGTAAGACCTGAACTAGAATCAGAATATGCTCAACAAGGATATAATGAACAGTTTAAAAGAGATATTGAATTTCTTAGAAATGGTGGTTCAATAGAAGAACTTAAACAATCTTTTGAAAATCAGTCATATGCTACTTTAAACATAGATGATGATGAGGATATATCTAACAGAGAACTTTTAATTAAAGCTTTCTATAGAGAGAAAGGATTTAGTGATGCTAAAGTAGAACAAATGTTAGAGTTATCTAAAGCTAATAAAGATACTTATGAGGAAGCTTTGACAGCACAAGATTATTTCTATAAGAAAGATGAGCAACTTATTGAAGCTAGGAAAGCACAATATGCTCAAGAGCTAGCTGCTGAAGCACAAATGATTGAAGACAACAAAAGAAAGGTAGATACTATATTAAGTGCTAAAGTTCTTGGAGGTATTGAAATTACAGATAGGGAAGCTAAAGATATTAAGAAAGCTCTTTATGAACCAACAGAGTTAGTTGAAGAAACTGATGCTAATGGTAGAAAGAAACAATATAAAATAACTAAGTATCAAGCATTACTTGAAGAATATAACAATAATGCTGAATGGCAACTTACATTTACCAAATTATTACTTGATGGATTTAAGTTTACTAAGATAGCAAACAAAGTTGTTAAATCAAGAGATAATCAGATAAATGATGTACTTGGAGCAAAATTAAGTAATTCAATAAGTAAAGAAAAAGCTATTAACAAAAATAACAATTACAACATATTTGGAACTAACAATGAATCCAAATTGGTTGGAGAACATAATATATAAAATAATTTAAATGAGACCATTAGTAAGTAAATTTAAAGTATATGAAGAATCAGCACAATCCAATTATTGGGCAAACGTGGCTACTGAGAACGTATTACTTTCAAGAAATCCATATGCCCAGAATGTAGTAGATCTAACTGGACCTATGATGGAAACAATTTCAACTGCTGTTCCTTCTATTACTTCAGGTAAGACTCCATTGATGGACTTTTTATCTAAGTCAGGAAGAGTACAAAAAGTTGATGCAAACACAGTTAAGTGGAAACTTAAAGGAACTGGAAAAATTAATCCAATTGCTAAGTTTAAAACCACTAACTCTGCAACACCAGGTATTAGATCAACACCATTTAGCATTGTATTAGATGCAGATGTTTATGTTGAATCAGATATCTTAGCTCCTTTCATTGCAAAGGATTGTGAGGTTAGAGTAATGCAAGCTCCTAACGGACATGCTGAAGGAACAGAATATGTAGTACAATACATAAACTCTAATCAAAATACATATTTTCCACCTGAATTACTTGAACCAGGTATTCAATGGGTGAAGACATCAAGTGCAGTATCTGAAGCATCTTCTGCTTATGGATCATTCTTATTCTCAGGTTTATCTTGGATGGAATTTGAATCTGATTTATCAAGAGTAGCTAAGAAAGCAACTGTAACTGATAATGGACATGAATTAATGTTAAGAATTGTTTCATGTGGAGATGATGGTAATCCAATTAAGGATAAAGCTTATCCAGATAAGATCATCACTCAGATTGAAGCTCAGTTTATTGTTGATAATAAACTAGAAAAAGAACATACTTTGTTTTATGGAAGAGCATCTGGTAAGAACATTATAGATTCTACATCAGGACTTCCTATTCAAAGAGGATCTGGTTTAATTGAATTCCTTGAGGATGGTAATGAATTTACATATCCAAGACATGGTGGATCAGTTGAAATGTTTGAAGAGTACCTTGAAGGTATCTTTGATGATAAAGTAGCATATGGTAGCAGAGACATAGTAATGTACACTGGTATTGGTGGATTCAGATTGTGGAATAAATGGTTAGCTGAGAAATTTGCAGTAAGTGGAGTTCCTTTGGAATTTGCAGATGCTACTAAATCAGCAGGATCTTGGGATTCTAAAAACTGGAATGGATTTAAGATTAATACTTTACATCCAGTAGAAACTGCATTCTTCCCATTTGGTTCATTAAGAGTAGAACACTGGCCTATATTAGACAGTAGAGAACTTAATGGGGGTATTGTTGATCCAGATTCTAACTTACCACTTACATCTTATGAGTTTTACTTGTTAGATTATGGTATGGGTAATGGTATCAATGGTAACATTGAATTGTTAGAAAGAACACATTCTCAACAAGTTTATACATACTACTGTGGTGTTTGGTCTCCAGCAGGTCCAATCAATTCAGGTAATTCTATGCAAAATGGATTTACATGTGCACACCCTGGAGCTTGGTATGAATTGTTATACAAAGATACTTATGGTATTAGAGTTAAAGATGTAACTAAACTTGCAGTATTCAGACCAGCATTAGCAGCATAATCAAAAATCAAAATTAAAATATAAATCAAAAATGAGTAATAGAATAATTATAAAACCAGCTAAAAACATTAAGCATCATTTTCAGACAGCTAAAAATATTATTGAATATAAAGATCAAAATGGAAATGTGATGTCTACCAGTAATGGTGAATTAAGAGATAGATATCCAAATACATTGTCCTCAACCAGACCTATTTGGTCAATGGGTACACATAGATGGAAAATCTCTTTAGGAGAAGATGAGCTTAATGAACTGGTTAAAAAATGTAAGTTGACTTATGAAAGAGGTTCTAAACAAGGACAGCTTATTGAGACAGCAGATATCTTTGATGAAAGAGATCCATTTTTTAATCACACTAAACTAAGGGTAATTAGTTTTGAAGGACAAACTTCTTTATTGAAGGATGTTGCCAAAGATAAAATTATCTTTGAAGCTATGAAGAATAATACAATATTTGGAAGTAGAGGAAATGGTTTAATGGCTGGTAATGTTAGATTTATCATATCAGATGAACAAGGAGATAGACAATTTGAGCTTGACCAAGTTAATAGTGAGATTGATGCAATAGTTTTATTTGAAGGATTAGTCCATGATAAGAAACTTATGATTGCTTCAGCATTAGGCTTTAAGGCTTCAGATATGCAAGATCCTGATTCATTGAAATTAGCAATGTATGCTTATCTAAAATCTCAACATAGAGGTGAAGATAACTTATTTAACAGGGAGAAATTCATGGCTATTGCTAAGGAAGATAGTGAAACTGTTTCTATTAAATCTTTAATCAGTAAAGCTAAATTAGCTTCTGTTATTAGATTTGATAAAGCTAAGGGATTCACATATGGTGGTACAATTGTTGCAAGAGATGAGAAAGAAATGCTAAAGTTCCTTTCTGATGCTAACAACAAGGATACTCTTGAGAAAATAATTGATGCTGTTAAAGAAAAAGAAAAGTCTTAAATGATAGCATCTACCATCTTACAATATGAAGTTAGAAGAAGATGGAATAGATTTATGTCAGACTATGCTAAGAAATTTACAGTAGCTGATGCAGACTCTATTCTAACTGAAGCCACACAGTTCTGTATAAAGAACTCATTGGTACTTTATGAGGTAAGAGAAGATTTAGCTCTTGATTTAGAACCATTAGTAGTTAGAGATCATGTAATGACTGCAAAACCATTAACTGGTAAAGTGCAAGTTGATTTACCTGAACATTTAAAAATACTTAGAATATTAGCAAAGGCTAATAGTACCAAATGTAATGATGAAAGATCATTAATTGTAAGAAAGATACAACATCAAAAGTTATCTGAGTCTCTTAGAAGTCCTTTTCTTAAACCTTCATTTGAATGGGAAGAAACAATAGGAATTTTAAACACTCATAAAAACATGGATGTATATGTAGATGGATTTGGAATTAGTGAAATAATGATTGATTATATTAAAAAGCATCCTGATATTACAACTGCTTCACTTGCTGAAGATGGACAGTATGAGGCTGCTGATGGTAAAATAATAAATACTGATTCTGGATTATATTTAGATTCAACAGATCAAATGAGAACTATTTGTGATGTTGCTGCATTAATAGGCATGAGAGATTTAGGTGATACAACAGATTATCAGACACAATTAAATAAAATTATGTTTTCACAAAACCTATTTATAGGAGGAGAACAGAAATAGAATAAAACTTAATAATAAATATTTTAAAAACTAGTAATAATGTCTAGAAAAATTAGAGAAAATTTTCTTGTTACCAAAGGTAACTTAGGATTTTTTGGACCAGGTGGTGGAGTAGCAGTTTATAATACTGCAAATACTACTGGAAAAGGACCAACAGTTAATGTACCTCCAGGTCAGTTAGTAATTTATGATCCAGTAACTTTGTTAACTGTAAATGTTGCCACTTGGAACAAAACAGATAATGGAAGATTTGTATTGGGAGTAGGTTATGATGGTGAAGGTAAAGGTTATTCAACTGATATCAGAAAGTCATTTGGTGATATATTCCATGGTTGTCATATTAGAACAGCAATTGCTTCTAATGCAGCTTGTGGTCTAACAGCAATTAAAGATGCTGTATTAACTAAATGCTTACCAAGCAATGAACCAGTTGCTATCAACATTACTGTTACTGATCACAGTACCATGAATGAGTTTCCATATCAAACAAATCCTGTTTGGACATTTACTGGTTATGTTCCTTCTGATTTATGTACAGCATGTGATGATCCTATGGATTGTTCTAAGTTGGTTAAATCATTGAATGATCAAATTAACAATCCAGTAAGATTGGATAGGAGAAAGAATTTAAGAACAGGACCATTCCCTCAACAGGATTTCCCTTTTGCTTTTGCTCCTTTGTATTCAACATCTTATCAGTTTTGTATTTCTCCAGTAAACTCTGCATGTGAAACATGTGCTTATGTAGCTGGTATTACAGGATTAGAAATAGATGGTGATGTTGTAGATTTTGATTTCACTACTATTGCTGGTAATGCAAATTACACTTCTTTTGGTCAGTTACAATATGTAGCAGATCAGATTACAGCTGCTTTAGGTGGAAAAGGTACTGCTACTATTCTTAAATCAGTAGGTCAATGCTGTCCTTACCAAATAGAGATTAATACTTGTTTACCAATTGGTAATTTACAAACATTATCTAATGTTGGTGCAACTGTAGCTGTAGCTCCTTGTTCTACAACTAACCCTTTTGAAGCAATTGATATTGCTGCTGATAGCTTACTTTGTGATGCTGAAGGTAGTACAATTACTCCAACTTATGGATTCAGAGTAATGGCAAGACCAATTGAATTTGATTATAGCTGCTACATTGATTTAATGCCTCCAAGGTATTTAACAAGAGATGTAAACATCTATGGTGGAAAAAATACTCCATTTCCTTTCACAGTAAAAGATATTCAAGTAGCTACTCAACCAACAGGTTTAGGTATTACTTGGGCACTTAGAGAATACAATTCCTCTAATGGTGGATCAGGAAGAGGACAAAATGGTGATAACAGACATTATGGACCATTAGGAACTCCAGGTAGAAAAGACAGAGTAAATGCTGTTGAGGTTAATCCAAGAATTGATTATGCATCATTAGTAATTGAACATATGGGTCCAAGTGCTCCAATGGAGTTCATTAGTCACACAAATGTTTTAAATGGTACAACTATCATCTTAACACCTAATGGAGATACAACTACTAAGACAGCTATAACTAATGCATTTAATCAGTACTTCAATGACAATTATTGCAACCCTATACCTGATCTTAACTATGCACATACGCATTTTTGATTAATTGATTTATAATTTTAATTTGTTTAGATTCTTGGTAGGGGCAACCCTACTAAGAGTTTATTCTTAACCAAACAAAAAACAAAAAAATGGGTAAAGTAAAAGTACAAAGGGGTGTCCTTTATACTAAAAATTATAAAGGAGAGAGAGTAGGATTTGAGAATCTTACTGATGCTCTTAGAGAGGAGGCAAAATGTTGTGGAATAGATTGTTGTGAAAGATTAATTAGATTAGATGATCAGGTAACTGGAACTTCTTATACTATAGCTATCAGAAATGGTGTACTAGTATTAACTAATGAAGCTACAGGTGACATAGATAATGTTACAGGAACAACAGATCAAAACTTCTGTATTCCAGATCCATATGCAGGAAGGACTTATACTCCTTCTTATGACTGTGTAACTGGATTTGTTATGGGAGGTTCTGCTGGTAATTTAACTGGTGTAACTATGGCTATTTCAGCTTCTCCATTAGCAGTAGGTGATGCACTTACAGCAGGTTCTAAAGTTATTACATTGACTCATACTGCTTCAGGATGTGTTAAAACTCTTGATGCATTTGTAGTACAACAATGTTATTCTTGTGTAACTAACAACTGTGTTGTTACTCCAGGTAATAAAGGATCAGGGGCATTTGCTTCAGAAGCATTATGTGAAGCTTCACCATGTGAAGATTAATCTGACTAGCAATGCAAGAGAGAATAATAAATTATGATTTTATATTCTCCTATATTGACTGCAAGAAATTAATATACCAAGATGTAAGTTCGTGGGTTTCCAATGTGAAACCCACTTCTTATATTGTTAATATAACATTTCCTGGATTTGATACAGGAGTAGATGTTGAAGTCTTTACTGACAAGGCTAATGTATTTAATGCAGAAGATTTATTAGGTAATAAGAACTTCTCCTTCACAGATGGTGTTTACTGTTTTAAGTATAGTAATTATGGCAATGAATATATAAGAAATTCAGCTAATACTTGTAAATTATCTTGTAAATTAGATCATTTAATTGCTCAAGCAGATTTAAATGATCTTAAAGATTTTGAACAAATACAACATATTGAATTTCTTTTAGATAGTGTCAAAGTAAATGCTAGGTTTAATAAACCTGAGAAAGCAATAGATTTTTTAAAAAAGGCAGCTGATGAACTTAGTTGTATAAAATGTAAATGTTAATGGCTAGTAAAAGATGTTCATGTGTAATATATGGACCACCAGTACCACCAAAACCAAATTGTAGTAATTGCTTTGGATATCCAAATCTAATTGTATTACCTGCTGATTCAGTAACTGCTAATTTTCAAAATGGATCTGTTGATCTACTTGAAAAGATGCCTTCTGGATATATAGCAGATAATTTATTATTTACATTAAGTTCAAATGGAAAAGGAGTTAAAGATTTATTGATTACAGATAATATTCTTTCATTTACAAGTGTTCCAGAATTACCAATAAATAAATATGCTAGTGTTAATATTAAGGTTAAAGATGTAGTTAAAAACACATCTGTTTTCTTTAATGTTAAAATAGGATTTAAAAACTTATGTGTTGATGTTAACTGTGCTACTTGTAATCCAGATACTGGATTATGTTTAACAGCAGTTACAGCCAATATAAATAGTACTTGTGGAGCATCTTCTACTTCAGATATGAAAGTAGGTTCTGTACTTACAGGATGTACTGGAGGAACTTTAACATATAATGTTGTATCATATCCTTCAAGTATTACTTCAGCTACAATTAGTAGTTTAGGAGTATTAGCTTATAGTATATCTTCAGCACCAATATTTGGAATACCATTACCTATTAAGTATGAAATTCATTGTAGTTTCTGGGGATTAGTATCAACAGGATTTTTAAATATAACAATTCCTGATTTATGTATAGGAGTGGAATATGATAGTCTTACTGAAGTATGTAATAAATGTACAGGTGCAGTAACAGATATGGAAACAGATTTAGAAATATCAAAATCTGGAGTTGGATTTAAAAACTCTGGTGGTGTAACATTTAATCAATAATGGCTAAAGAAGGACCAATACAGGTAATAAGAACCTTTTGTAAAAAGGTAGATGGAGCATATAACAGATATTATATATTTGTTAGTGCTACATTTGCTATTGATCAGAATGGGAACCCACTACCAGTTGTAGATAATTCAATTATTGTTAATCCTAATCTTGTTACAAGTTTTATAGTTTCTAATTCTAGTTATTCACTAAGAATAGAAGTTCCAGTTTGTGATTGTGGGATGGTTGCTACTTTAATTAATAGTAAAGTAGCAAATTGTCTTGGGGATGAGATTTGTTTTTCAGTTAATGTAACTGGAGGAAAAGCTCCATATTCTTATTTATGGCTAATTAATGGAAGTAACAACAATCCATTTATTAATAATACCAAAGAACCTATACCAAATGTAAATAAGTTTTGTTTTATTTATATGGGGGCAATTGAAGTACAAGTAATTGTTACTGATTCAGAAGGCTGTAAGGCTACATCTAATATAATAAAACTAAGACCATCTAGTATCTGTAAAGAGGATTCATTGAGAATGGTTTATAATGAACAAAATGGGCAAGCTTGGATACAAGATTATCAATTGTCTGAAACACATATATATGGTAGGAGTGAAAGATGGTGTCAGTCAACTGTAGAATCACATAGAACTTCTACAAGAAGAAATATAAATGAATATTATGAAAAATTAACCACTATTGGATATGATGCTAATAATTGGACTTTTCAGTTTACTAATTTAAAAAGTATTTTATATAATACATCTATTGTTAACTTTAATAGTCCTGTATTATACACAGGACCAAATAGAGTACAAGCTGTAGTTTTATGGGAAGATAATATATTTCTTGTAGCAACAGAAAATTATACTGATAAGATATCAAGATATTATCTGTTTGATACAAATAATCCTTTAGCTGGACTGAAACTTATATATACAGCTAGTGATACTTGGTTTCATGGGTATAATGCAACAGATCCAACACATCAATGGTGTAATAGAATGGTAAGACATGGTAATAAACTTTATCATATAGGTGATTGGGATAATAAAATTAGAATCTTTAATATAAGTGGAAATAGTATATTAAGCCATAAATCTTATTCTTATGTAGAACAACCACCTAGTTCAAATCAGACATTACATAACCTAATGTCTACTAAATTTGGAATACTCTCATTTAGTAATGGTACTAATGCATTCAACTATGTCAAATTTACAGAATTAAGTGGGGATATATTATTAATTACATTTACACCTGTGTTAAATCCAACAGGAGTACATGGACACTCAGACAGCAATTTTTCAATAAATAAAATATAATATAATAATGGGGCAAGTAACTCAAAATAATGATTTATATACCTGGACTATTCCAGTAACCAATAATGGTGGATTTAATTCTACAGAAAATGTAGTTACAGATGTACTACCTGATGGTATTAAGTATTTAAATGCATATACTATACCAGCTAATGTTGGTACAATTACATATAACACAGGTACTAGAACTGTAACATGGGATATTGGATTACTTACTGTTGGACAGGAAGTAACTCTTAAAATCAATACTAAGATTATAGATATTACTGAAGCTCCATTTGTTAATGAAGCTACTATTGAAGGTAGTTTAATAGATCCAGATGAGGATAATAATATATATGAAGAGACAGTTACAGTTACAACTTGTGCTCCAGTATCTGGAGCAGTATCTGATTTTGATGGTTGTTTATGTGGAGATGTATCTATAAATGATACAGCTTGTTCACATGGAACAACTGAATATAGATTACAGATTGGTTCATTAGTAAATTTAGATGCTGGTTTTACATTAAATACTGATGGTACTTATAGTGCTATGGGTATGATAATTGATTTGTTTGAAGAAGCAAGTTTTCAATACAGTATTTATTGTATAGTAGGAGAAGATGAATATCAAACAAGTGGTCCAGTAATTCAAGTTATTAGCCCTTTGTTTAATCAACTTCAAAACTTTCCATCAAGTGCTGATATAAATAAGAAATTTATAATTCCATCTTCAGTATTTACCATAGCTTATGGAGCTGCTGGTGAGATTGTAAAAGATGATGCTGCTAAAGTTTGGGCATTAGATTCATTGAATATTCCAGTTTCTGATAGACCTGGTGCAATCATAGTTTATGATAGACCTTCTAATCCAGGAAATGGAATGACATATGAATATAATTGGATTATAGCATATGATTCATCAATGACATTAACTATTGTAAGAATTAAAGATCCAGTAATTAATTACTATACTGAAGTTCCTTTACTTATTAATTTAACTCCAGGTTCAACTGGTAACACATTAGATTTAACTACAGCTCATGTAAGTACATGTCCAGGAACAACTTCTTGGGTAGTAAATACTAATAGTTGGATTATTAATAAAGTAATAGTTGGAAATACATTAACATATGATGTACATGCAGATGCTGCATCAGGTGAATATAATTTTGAAATCATACCAACTTGTATAATCCCATAATTAAAAACAATGAGTAAAATAAAAGGAATAGTCCCAACACAAGAAGGTGCTGGAGAACAAGGTCCAATAGGACCTACAGGTCCACAAGGACCTCAAGGAATACCTGGTGTTAATGGAACTGATGGTGCAGGTGTTACTATTGTAGGTAGTGTTGATGAAGCAGGTGATTTAAATCCAGCATATGGTGGAGATATAGGTGATATGTTTATTACAGCTGATGATGGACATGGACATGTATGGAATGGTACTACATGGGATGATGTAGGACAAATACAAGGACCCACAGGACCTGCTGGACCAACTGGACCTCAAGGTCCAACTGGTGCTACAGGAGCCACTGGTGCTACAGGTCCTACAGGTCCAACTGGACCAGCTGGTGCTAATGGTTCAAATGGTGCACAAGGAATACAAGGTATTCAAGGTGTTCCAGGAGCAACAGGAGCAACTGGAGCCACAGGTGCAAATGGAGCAGATGGAATAACATTTACAATTAATACAACAGATCCTCAAACTACTTGGGGTAGTGTCAATATATATGATGTTGACAGAGGATCAATTATTTTACCAAGTGCTTTAGCTGTTGGTCCTGCAAATCAAAAACTTGTTACTATTGTAAATTCAAAATCAAGTGGCTCAATAACAATAGATTTAAATGGAAATGTTGCTTTTGGAAGTACAGCATTACCAACTACTCTTGCTATAGGAAAATCTGTAACATTTGTTAGGGTTAGTATTGGAACATTAGCACTATTTTCTAATTATAATTAATAATATATAATGAGTGTTAAAGGAATTGTAGAAGAGCAATATCCATCATGGGATACAGCAGGGAGACCTAATGTTCCTGTTATGGGTCAAAGTGGTTGGAATTATGAATTGCAGCAATTTGAAGTATGGGATGATAATGACAATGATTGGATAGCTGAATCAAATTCACAAACTGCCAATCATAGTTTTCTTGAATTTACCTATGGAAGAATAGCAGCAAATGAAATAAGTTCACTTGTAGTAAATGCAAGTACTGGTAATGATGCATTAGCTTTTAATGCATATCCTTTTGCTAAGTTTGCAACTTTGTCAAAAGCTTTAGAATATGTTGCTTATTCAGCAACTAATAAATTTACTATATCAATAGAAACAGACTGTGCAATATCATCAACTACAATAGTAAATAATAAAACTGTACGTATTGTTGGTAGTTTTAATGTCACAGCAAGTTCAAATGTTACATTTTATAACTGTCATATCACTTTAGAAGGTATTACTCAACTTACTATTAACACAGCAAGATCTTTTAGTTTTCATAACAGTGTATTAAACTTACAAAATATAGTGATTCAGTATATTGCTGGTACAAGTAGATTAAATTTTACTGGTGTTAACAGTGTATTCTTCTATGGATCAGTAAGTACAATTAATCCAACTTCAAGTTCTATATTTAATGATGGAACAGGAGATAATCTTTTAAATGTATTTTTTACTAATCCTTCTACAGTTGATCTTAATAGCACAGTTAATGCAAATGTAAGACTATTTAGTAGTGATACTACAAATGCCATTATATATAATACTTCAACTGGTGTAATATTTGATAATTTATCTACATTAGCTCCTGCAATTATATTTGATTCTAATAAAACTACATATGAAACTAATGCATTAGCATTAGCTGATGATGCACAATTGGGTACTATCTATTATACTTCAAGAGGAGTTAGAAAGATAGTAATAGCTGGTATAGCTAATGATGAAAAATCATGGACTTCAGCAGGTAGACCAGCATCTCCTTATCTTGGCATGGATGGATTTAACACAACAGACTCAGTAAGAGAATACTGGGATGGTACAAACTGGATACAATACTAATGGGAGTAATAAAGAAAATATATACAGCTACTATTACAGTAGACTTAACAGGATATACTGCTGCTAGTAATGGAGCTGGACTAACATACACTGTAATATCAGATGTTGGTAGTATTGGATTAACAGTAATAAAAAATTCAATTTCCTTTCCCACAGATGCCATAGATATATCTATTGAAGATTCAGAAACCCAAAGTGTTATGGCTATATGTGAAACAGTTCCAGGATATATAATAAATTACTATTCAGATCCTACACCAGGAACTAGTTATGTTTCTATATTTGCTGGAAACTTTAATTTAACAGATACACAAGCAACTGATATAATTGATGCTATGGCAATTTTAAAAGTAACTATAAAATTTACTAAAGTATAATGAACACAACAGAATCACATATAATAAAATTAATAAAGAAATCTATAAAACAGTTTATGTGCTGTTGTGTAGGTTCTACTATAGGAGAAGGTGAACCAGAAGGTTTAGCCAGAGAAGGTGCTATATATATTGATGAGGAAGCCCCAGCATTATATTACTATGATGGTACAGAATGGGTAGTACTACCTTCAGCTCCACCTTCTTTATGGGAAAGAACTGGTACTATTCTCAGTCCAACAACAGAAGATGACTCTATTGAACTTACTGGTGATAAAACTATATCTACCCCTAATCAACAAACATTTGCAGATAATGCAGCAGCTTTAACGGCTCTTGCAGAAGTAGGAGAACATTATACAACTCCTGATGGAGTAGTACATACAGTACTTGCTTCTGTTCCTGCTAAATTAAGGACAGTTATATTTGAAATTGATATTTCAGATTTTAATAGTATATTACTTGGCGATACTGTTCCTTACACAATAGTATCAAGTGATTATGAAGGAGTATTAGGAGAGGATGTTTCTAAATCATCAGATCAAACTTTTGGGTTTGATACAGTATATATTGTGGTAACTCCTGAGATTCTTAACTTTAATATTATAATGCCAACTAGAATTGATAATCTAAAATATACAGGATATCTTCGTAGTGAGAATAGATTAAAAATACAAGGTTTTGAGACTACTAATTCATTAGCAAGGCTTACAAGTATAGATAGTGCAATGGGTAGTATTAGAGCAACAATACAATTTTTAGCATAATGTCACACTACTCAACATCAATGAAATATGAAATACCAGAGGAAGCATTTGCTGATCCTCTGAATCCTACTGTAGAAGAGGTTTATACTTGGGCTAATAGTCCTGCTAATGTTAAACCTACTAGTCTACATGGTGCAGTTATTGTATTTGATGAAGTAGGTTCTGATGGTTCAGAATATAAATATATTTGGAGGACTATAGATACTGGAGATGAATTTTCAATATTATCACTAAAGGGTCTCCCAACAATGCCCACAATAGAAGATGATGGAACTCCACTACCCTCAAGAGACACAATTAATTTTATAGGAGATGGTTTGATAGCATCTGATAATGGCACTAACACAGAAGTGACCTTAGATAATACACTTAGTGTTTTAGCTGTTTATAATACAGATGGTTTATTAGTACAGACAGCTCTTGATACATTTGAAGGAAGAACAATAGTTGGGACATTAGATAAAATAACTATTACTAATGGAGATGGTGTATTAGGCAATCCTACATTAGATATTGCCTCTACATATTTAGGACAAATATCTATTACTACATTAGGAACTATAACTACAGGTGAATGGAATGGTACAGAGATACCATTAGCTCATGGAGGAACAGGATCAGCATTAGTAGACCCTGGAGCAGATAGAATTCTATTTTGGGATGATAGTGCTGGTCAAGTAACTTGGTTAAGTATTGATCCTTCATTAACTCTTAATGGAACAACACTTAGTGTTACAGGAGGTACAAATATGCAAATTGCTTTTGGACAGACTGGTGTTGCAGGATTAACATCTGAAAATAGATTATTATGGAACTATACCAATGATAATATAATAGTAACTAAAACAGGTGGACTTGCAGCAACAAACACATTCAGCACAATTGCAGGGATAAATGTTTATCACGAGGCTTCAAGTTTGGCAGCCATGAATGTTTTGGTTTCTTCAAATGGTTCAAGTGTTCACAGGGGTTATATAGTTTTCAATAGGTCAACAGGAACATTGGCTTCACCAACAGCTGTTGGATTAAATTATTGGTTAGGTGGATTAGTAATGGGAGGACATGATGGAACTACATTTCAACATGGTGCAGGTATGGAGGCATTTGTTGACGGTGCAGTTTCGGCAGGTTCTGTTCCAGCAAGATTATCTTTTTTAACAGGTTCAAATACAGCTACAAGAGTTGAAAGATTAACTATCTACTCTAGTGGAGTAGTAAAAATTGTCAGTCTTGCTGGCAGTAGCACAAGAGTAGTAACAGCAGACCCTTCAGGAAATCTTGGATCATCTACACCAGCATCTTTAGGCATTCCTAAAATATTCTTAGCAGAAGTTTATAATGGAGTAATTCCAACAATGAATGTTATCATTAATACTACAGGTAGAACTGCATCTTTTGATGGACAACAAATAGAACTAAGTGGAATATTTACAAATAATTATTTTGTATCTATTTCAGAACAAGTTGATTATGAAAGTGGAGCTGGTGATTTTGGAATATCTAAATTTGATATTGGTTGGACTGGTACTATAGGTGGAAGAATTAGTCAAATATCTACAAATGCAGCTGGACCAAATACAGTAAAAATTGAAATTTGGGATTAAAATTTAATAATAATGAAAACATTAATTACAATACTCTTAATCCTTATGGCAACACATTATAATAGTTGTAAAGAACAAGAGAATAATATAATGAATGAGATACTTAGAGAAACACCTCATGCAGTAGTTAGTACTAATAATTTATTTGCTGGTAAGGGTAACGAAATAAGGTATTATATTGTTAATCCCAAAGATAAAAGGAAGGTAGAATTAATTGAGGAGAAAGCTATGTCTTATAGCCAAGAAGAACAAAGAAGCGTTGTAAGAGTTGATTCTATCCACAAAGCAAATTTAATAATAAAACTTTAATGAGGAAGGTATATTTTCTGTGTTTATTACTTTTAGTGATAGTGTTTGCTTGTTCGCAAATACAAAGCACTTCTAACTCTATGGAAGAACTTATTGCTCAAGTGCCAGTAGTGAGTGATAGTGCTAATGTATGTAATTTAGAGAAAGAAGAAGCTTATAAAAAAGGATATAGCACTTGGAAAGATAGTACTGAGATAAGATATTATATTGAATATAGAGGAATATATAAAGATGGTAAAACAGTTACTGACTATTTTAATAATTCTGATAAAAAATATATAGATGATAAAACTACAAATGCTGCTAATCAATGGGCATTTGCTATACAGAAACCTATAAGACAAGTGTCATCTATTAAGGAAGCTAATATGCTTATCATATTTAAATTCTTAGAAGATGATGGTATTGGTGGTGATTTGGCTTTGGCTGCATTCCCTCCTATGAAAGGAGAGCTTACTAAAACATCTATAAGGATGGATTTAGCTGATATGTATAATTATGTTAAAGAAAGAGATAAAGCAAAGCATACATACTTCACTGTAATATTACATGAGTTTGGACATGCTGCTGCTGGTCTTAAACATGATAATGAATATGCTGTAATGAATCCATCCAGAGTTTATAAAACTTTACAAATAGATGATATTGTTGGAGCCAGAGTTAATTATAAAATATATGATAACTTTAGATATCAAAATGTAGATTATACATTCATAAGATTTGCAGATTATAAAAAACAACTTACTCTTAATTTTAAAGTTAGTGAGTTTATAACAAGATGTTCATATCCTAAATATGAAACTGGTCATTTCTTATCATTGAATACTATCAATGGAATACAATTTATAAGGAGTTATTATGGTGTATCTATTAAATTATCATCATCATACAGAGATCCTAATTGTAATCATATAGCTGGTGGATCTACATTATCACAACATATGTTTAGAAATGCATTAGATTGGAGATTTATAGGTAAAGGTGCTTATGCTGCTCAAGAAAGATATGAGAATGATGTTATTAATGGTAATCCTAAAGTCTTAGGTGCTTTATTATCATTAGGTATAAGAGGGTTTGGATCATATCCAAGTAATGCTAATCATATTGATAGTAGAAATGTATCTGTTGGTAATAGAATTAGATTTGGACAAAGCTATGTGGTATGGGGAGAATTTTCTAAAAGAGGCTCTTTCTATGACCCTATTTCAGAATTTAGAAATTATGATTAATGTATTATAAAAATAAACTAATACATATCAATAACTGCCAAAATTGCTGCAAGGAGTATTGTAGCAAATGTTACAGTATTTCTCTTGAAGAAATAGAACTTCTTATTGAACAGTTAGAATATCAAATATTAGATAATGCTGATGGTTGGATGAATAAAGTTAAATATGACTTTAAATCCTGCTTTGATATGGATGTTCATTTAGTATGTGGAATTTATATTAGATTCTTAAAAAGATATAGAAAGTCTATTCTTGAAGGTGGTAAACAATCTCTGAAGAAAGCTGAAGTTAATAAAGCATTAGAAAATATTAAAGATGTTATAGCTATATGTACTATGGATGTAGTTCCTAGTTTAGTTATAGATAATTCTAATTATGATGCTTGGGCATTATCTGATCCAGAACATGCAGCTTTACCAGAATGGGAATATAAATTACCTTCTGATTATAAACTAACAGTTGAAGGAAGTAGAATAGATTATGATAGTTTAGTAAACTGTAACATAACATTTAATACATATTCAGAACTAAGACAATGTAATATTACACATGAACTTATCAAAGAGATAATTGGTTGTAATATGATTGTAGAACCAAAAATTGAGTCAGATAATTGTATACTGACAGTAAATAAAAATAACTATCCTCTTTGTGATTTGAAGTATGACACTACAATGCAAGAGGAATTAATAAATGATTTTAAAGAAATAAATTTAATATAACTTAATGCGCACAGTCAAATATTATTTAGGAGATATATTAAAGGATGGATTGCCATGCAGTAATGCTATTGTTAGATGGGAAACATTAAGTCCTTGTATTGTATTAACCTGTCACTTACCAGATAAGGTAGTTGATGGAAAGAAATTAACAAATGGAGTAGAATTTTCTATTGATGATGATATGGAGAATTGTTCTCCTTGTGTTAAATATCATATAGAATGTCCTGGTTGCACTAACTGTCCTATCGTAGATAAGACTTTATGTTTTTGTACAGGACCAACTGATTGTCCTCCTTGTCATGTTTGTATTAATGGAGAATGTATTCCTACATGTGATATATGTGATCCAGTAACTGGAGATTGTGTATCATGTAATGATGAGCATCCATGTCCAGGAGATCAAATATGTGTTCAAGGAGAATGCCAATGCCCTCAAGGTAAATATGATCCAGTTACAGGTAAGTGTGTAGAATGTATTGTTGGTGATGTTAATCCTAATAATCCATGTTTAATCTGTTTAGGTGGTTCTTGGGCACAAAAAATATGTGCTTCAGGTGTTGTAGATCCAGTTACATGTGATTGTACTGGATGTAATGGTAATACAGATTGTGGTGAAAACCAATGTTGTTATGATGGAGAATGTCTTTGTTGTAAAGACTCTGCTGTATATGATCCAATTTTAGGTAAATGTGTACCTAAACCACCATGTGATCCTAATACTCCTTGTCCTGAATGTATGGACTGTCTTAATGGGCAGTGTGTTCCTAGAGTATGTCCAGAAGGATATATTTGTGTAGGAGATAGTTGTGTTCCAGAATGTGATTGTAATAATCCTACTTGTAACACAGCAAATGCTTGTGTGCCTACAGCAGATGGAAGATGTTATTGTTCTCCATGTTCAGGTGCTTGTTCTTCAGGTGCTGAATGTGGTCCAGGTTGTTATTGTGATAATGGTCAATGTAAACCTAAACCTTGTGTTGGAACTTGTGTAAATGGTGGAGATTGTGGACCTGGTTGTGGTTGTTTAAATGGAGAGTGTGTTCCATGTAACTCAGTTAACTGTGCTACTAATCCAAGTTTATGTTCTCAAATATTAGGATGTAAATGTAATGGAAATACATGTTCTAAATCAGAAGGATGTAATGATAAACCTTGTGTAACATCAGCTAATTGTCAACAAGGTTGTACTTGTGATAAAGGTATATGTAAAGATTGTTCTAATTATTCTTGTGATGATTGTGCTAATCATCCAGGATGTAAGTGTATTTCAGGTACTTGTGGAGATGATCCAGATAATGACTGTAAAGATACTCTTACACTTAAAAAAGTAGATGAATCTTGTGATCTTAAAGCAGAACTTATTCTTAAAGAGCCTTGTTCTTGTTCAGCATTATCTATATTTTCAAGAGTACATGGAATAATATATTCAGATGCTCCCAATGAAGTTAGAATTATAACAAAATTAGAATTAAGAAAAGGAACAGGACCAAATTCTCCTAAACTTGGAGATACAACAAGTGATCTTATAGCAGACAATGATTTACCATTATCTGGCAATATTAAAGTTACTCAAATAAGAAAACATAAAAAAGTCAATACTACCACTGGTGCATTTATCAGTAATGGAGAAACTAAATGGTCAACCTCTGTTAATGTAGCTGGAGAAGATAGTTTTACATTAGAAAATTCAGATTTTGGAATTGGATATACTCATATTGCAATAGGTAGTATTTTAGTTGGGTCATCTAATTCTCAAACTACAGATATTGTAACATCATATGAATATTATATAGAACAAACATCTGATTTTACATTTGCTAACACTTGTGTTTATAAAGCTCCTAAAGCTGTAAATCCTTATATATTTACAACTAATGCTCAATTAACTTCTGGCAATCTTAATATTGTAGATAAAATTACTCCAATAATAACTGATGCTAAGAGAAATCCAAGATTAACTTGGTATAAAACCAAAGATGCTGCATTTGATTCAACAGATAAATTCAGAAGTCTTTATCTTCCATTACAAGGAGGTAAATATACTGATACATTATTTGGTTTAGGTCAAATAGATCCTAAAGGTAAATATCCACTAGTTGGACAAGAAGGAGAATTATGGTCTGGATATAACTGGTTAGTTAAAACAGATTGTGGTTGTGTAGAAGATGCTGGTTTAGATGATGTTTACTTCTGTAACCCTAAAACAATAGGTTCTGAGTTAAATGGTTGTCATACAGGTATTAAACTTAAAGGTCCTTTTGTTCCATGTGATGTTAATCAGGATATTAGACCACATCAAAAAGCAGGATATACTATTCCTGATGCAGTTCAAACTGTTTATCAATTATGGATAAATGGTAAACTATTCAAGTCCTTTGTGCATAATGCTCAAGTTGGAGGAATGGTTGTATATGATACATCAGCTAGTGGTAATGACAGATATACTACTGAACCAATGTTTAGTAATAACTTCTTCTATACATTAAATGATGAAGAGATTAAGACTGCTGAAATAAGAATGAATCATGGGAATAAATGTAATATTAAAATTCCTATTAATCCTCTTACTCCTAGAACTATTGTTGATACAATTGATTGTTCTTTAATAGGTAATGAATATACTGTTAAGGTTAATGCTAATCAAGGTGGATTTACAATACAAAATGTAACTGGAGCTAATTCATTTACTTTAGTGGGAGGGGTGTTTACTTTATATTTAACTAAAGGATTATCTACTGAAATTACATTTATATTCTCTGATGGTTGTAAAGCTAAGAAGACATATAAAGAATGTAATTGTGATATTAATCCAGAAGCATCTATAACAGCTGGTGATTTCTGTACTGGTCAAACAGGACAGATAACAATCACTGGTACTCAAGGTGCTACTGTAACATATATAGAAGATGGAGTTAATAAGACTAAAGTTCTTGGAAGTCCATTTGTAATAAATACAACTTCTACTAAAGTAGTTAAGTTAGTTTCTGTAGCATTAAATGGTTGTATATCAACTATTAACACTACTGTTACTGCAACTTTAATAACCCTACCAACTGCTACTATTACAGCAAGTGATAATGCAATATGTAGTGGAGAAGCAGTAACATTAACTTTTGGAGGATCTAATGGAGCAACAGCTAATTTATATCAGAATGGAGTAGTTCTTCAAGAAGTAACTATCCCATCAACATTGGTTGTTAATCCTACAGTTAGTACTTCTTATTATTTAGGAGGTATATCTTTAGGAACTTGTATAAATAATACTAATACATCTCCAGTAAATATAACAGTTACTCCTGGACCAGGAGAACTTACTTGGACAGAATCTTGTAATGGAACATCTACAACAAGAACATTTACATTTAATCAAAATGTAGTTTATAATGGAGGTTCTCCTACTAGCACACTAGCTGTTGCATCTGGTATAGGTTCTATTGTAGTAACTTATGGATCAGGTTCTTGTGTAATAACTAAAACTATTCCTGTTGATTCTTGTGGTTGTGATGTACTAGTTACTATCTCAGCTTCTCCAGCAGCAATATGTAATGGAGGAAGTACTACTTTATCAGCTGTAGTAACAGGAGGTGTTGCACCTTACCAATATCAATGGTATAGAGCAGGAATTACTGCTGGAACAGGAACAACATTAAATACTACTCCAGCAAATACAACTGAATATTATCTTAAAATAACAGATGCAGAAGGATGTGTTGTTAATTCAAATACATTAGTAGTTACTGTAAATAGTCCTACACCATTTGGTATTATATCAGCTAATTCTAATGGAGTTACAGAAAGTGGAGAATCATTACTTGTTTGTAATAATATAACACAATTAACATTAATTTCTAGTTTTCCTTTTCCTTCTGGAAAATTAACTTGGAATTTAGTTAATCCAGGAAATTATTCTGGTGGTCTAACATTCCCAACAATAACTCCAGCTATTACATTAACTATGGCTGATGTGACTAGTGGATTGATTGTTACAGCAACTGGAATAAATGAATTTGGTTGTGCTTATACAACACAAAAACAAATAATTAAACAAGCTTGTGCTTGTACTACACAGCCTACAGCAAATGCAGGAATAGATCAAACTTCTTCAGGTGTGACTCCAATTAATTTAAATGGTATTGTATCATTTGATACAAATGGATTATTATGGACTACTTCTGGAAGTGGAACTTTTGGAAATCCACTACTTGCAGTTACTACTTATACTCCTTCAGTTTCTGATATTGCTGCTGGTACTGTCACATTAACTCTTACAGTTAATGATCCTGATGGAGCTGGACCATGTACAAGTGCAGTAGATACAGTAGTTATTACATTAACTCCAGGTACATGTTGTAATGGAGTTAATCCAAATAATTCAATAGATTTAGATGATCCAGATGTATCTTTTGCTGCTAAAGAGTATGCAATGCTTACTGATTTAACAATTGGTAATATTGATACAGCTGATAGTAAATGTGGATTACCAGCAGCTTATATTTGGAGTAATAATACAATTAATCCAGGTGATCCATCTAACTTAGCTCCAGATGCTATTCCAGGAACTGTTGCAAATGGAACACAAGAATATTTTATTAAAAATACTTCTGGTTGTGCTTCTCAAGTTATAGCAGATGCTGAATTTAATGGTCCTAACAATAGTAGAACTATTCTTGCATCTTTAGCAGATGTAGTAGCTTCAGCTAATGTTAGGTTAGCATCAATGCCATCACCATATAATACAATGTATTTAACTGTTGCTGGAAATGTTCTTAAACTTAATAATGCTCCTTATTGCTTTAGATTAAGTGGAGTAGCAAGATTTGGTAATGTTGATACTTGTGATACAATAACTCATAAAGATAGTGTTATTACAGGAAAAGGATCAACTAATTTTGGACTACTTAATACATAATAATGAATTGTAAAGATTGTAATAAAAATATTAATCCCTCTCCAGATTCTGCATCAGTGTGGACTGGAGGGGATTTTCCTGATTTTGGTATAGAGAATAATACCTCTATGAAAACTGTTGTAACTCAATTAATTAAACAATTAGTTAAGGCTACAACTCCAGTACAAAATATAGGTAAGACAACTGATGAAGTTAAAGTTTCAGGAACTCTTCTTAATCTTACAGGTAAAGTATCTCCATGCTCTTCAGAAATAGTAAATAGAAACTTTAAATACTCTATTAAGCCTGGTATTAATGGTATAGAACTGACTTATGACCTTAATGAAACCTTACAAAATTTACCTTCTATTGCTAGTAATATTGGTGTTAATACCCTTATTGTTGGTAAAGCAACTTATGGACCAGTTAATATACTTGATTCTAAGAAAGAAGTAGGTGGTGTATCAGTTCCAGTAGATAGATTTCCAGCTACAGCAACATTTAAAGTATTTTTAACCACTACTTGTGGTAATATAGAACTTATAAAAAGAGTTGTTATTGACAGTACAGGTACAGGTAATTTTAATTCTACTTTTGATATCAATGATGCTGGTAATACCAAAGAAGAATACAACCAAACTGAAGCCAATACTCTGATTATTTCAGCATTAAACAATGCTACTAGAGAAATTGGTAACCTTAAAGCAGAAATAACTGAGCTGAAAGCCAGATGAAAGAAATAATTATTGAAATTCTATCAATTTTGTTAGAAATAATTATTATCTTTACATTTCTTTATGTAATCACATATGATTACAGTACATTATTATAAATCAAATAAAATATATTATGGGTAAATCTGAACTGATTGATCACTTAAAAAAGAACAATGGAAAACTAGATTCTGAAACTTGGGTTGATCTAGCTAAAAGATTTGAAATTTCTGTAAATTCTAAGTATCCCAAAGACTCACAAGATTACAATAATTCTTTAGGTGATACTATTAGAACTCTATGGAAAAGAGAAACACTTAAACCACAACCTAGTGGACCATACCAGAATCTTAAATTAAAGAAAGCCTGGGAAGTTCAAAGAAAAGGAGGTATTGTGGAAACACTACATTCATATGAAGTTGATGATTCTGTAATAGCAGAAGATACTCAAAAACAATTATTGGATAGCTTTAAGAATGCTGTTTCTGGCATTCAAACATTAACACTAGTGAAACATCAATTAGATACTAAGAGATGCATTATGTTACCTATCTCTGATATTCATATTGGTGCAGTAGGAGGAACATTAATGTCACAAAATGTTTATAATGAGGAAGTTGTCAAAGCAAGATTTCAAAGATTGGTACAAGAATTATGGTTGGACTATCAAGTATATGGTCCTTTTGATAGACTTGTTATCAATGATATGGGTGATTCTTTAGATGGTTATAATAAAAATACAACCAGAGGAGGACATACATTAGATCAAAACATGGGAAATAGAGAACAATTTGATGTTTATTTCAGATGTTTTAAAGAGTTTATAGATACAATAGTTAGTTTAAATATAACTAATAATTTGAGTTTCATTGCATTATCTAATGCTAATCATGATGGTAGCTTTGGTTATACAGCTCAGAGAGCTTTGGAAATTTACTTAAATGCTAAATATCCAGAGATTCAGACTTATATTACTGCTGACTTTATTACACATTTTACTTATGGTAGACATGCTTACATGTTAACTCATGGTAAAGATGAAAAGCATATGAAGAATGGATTACCTTTAGTTATGGATACTAAGACAGAATTATATTTACAAAGATATATTGATGCTAAGAAACTTAAAGGAGACTTTATACATTTAGTTAAGGGAGATTTACATCAACTATCTGATCAACAAGGATATAAGATAAGATATAAATCAACTCTATCCTTCTTTGGAGGCACTGAATGGATACATACTAACTTTGGTCCTAATAGACCTGGAGTAGCATATGATATAATTGAAGAGAACAAAAGAGAAGTAATTAAAAAAGAAGTATATTTTGAATAGAGATGCACTAGTTCAAATGTTTAAAGATAATAATGTTCAAGGTATTCTATATATGGAGTATCTTGAACATTCTAATTTGGATAAACAGACATATAATTGGTTTGAACACTTTATGTTAAAAATACAATTCCAACTTAAACTTGGAGGATTGGACTATAATAATTATATAAATTATGTAGTTTCAGAAATAAGAAATAAATATAACTTAATGTTTGTTTTCAATAAGCAAGATCAGGTTATTAAAATATATTAATCATGAGAACTAATAGAGATGTAATAAATGGATGGATGGAGATGGTTTCTGAGAAACAAGGTAAATTATCTCAAGATAAAGAATGGTCACATAGACTAGTTTATTATTATCTTAAAATGTATAAAGTTAGATTGCTTTGGGATAAGAAGAATAAAAAGATTCCTATTTCCAGATCTACATACATGACTTTAAAATGTATTGAGTTAGAGAAGATAGACATGAGTGAATGTCCATGTATTCCAGCTAGTGGATGCACATTTCAAAGATCTAAAGTTCCAATTCCTAATGATATCACTGGAGCATATCAATCAGTTACATCTATATTAGGTAATAAAACTTATGAATATTTAAGATGGGATGAGTTTGAGGATAGATTAAATAGTAGATTCCCAGCAGAAAGAATTAAACCATATTACACAATTAAATCATTTGGAGAAGTAGCATACTTATATATTTATTCAGATAATGATAAGGAAGTAGTATCAGCTACATTAATACCTGTTGATAATCTTGAAGTTCTTGCATTTCCTAATTGTGGAAAGCCAGTACATATTTGTGATCCATTAGATAGAGAGTTTGTAATAGATGATGAGTTGTTACCTATTCTTTATGAGATGGTATTTGATAAACTAATCAAAGTTAAATCTACTGCTCAACCTGAATTATTTAATAATGAAGAACCTGATTCAGCTAAGAGACCATGAGTAAGACAATTACAATAAAAGATTTTAGTAAGAAATATGAGCATTGTGAACCTAAAGTTTATTTAGAAGTATGTAAATTATTTCTATGGAAGTTATCACAGGCTATTATAAGAGAACCTTATATCTGTCAGTTACCATATGCTTTAGGAACTATATACATAGCTATGAGGGAAACCTCAAAAAGAGTGATGGATTTTGGAACATTTAATAAGACTGGAGTTAAAACATCTTATAAGAACTTTCATACTTTTAATAAGTCTTTTAGTTATAAGTGGTCTAAGAAAAATGCAATATTTAAAAATAAGAATATCTATTATTTTAAACCTATCAGGGATGAAATAAAAAGAGAAATAGGATCAAGAGGATTGGCACAATGGATTAAAGATTGCGCAAGGAACAATAAAGATTACAAAACTGTTGGGATGTTATGAATTTAACTTTTAGTAATATAGAATCAGTTCTAACAGAGTATCTTAAACTAGCTCCACAGTATGGGGAGATTAATAGAACTATGTTGTTATCAGCTGCTAATGATGGTATTGAGAAGATATCTACTGGATCTATTATGGATCTTAGGATAGCTGTTCTTCCAGTAGAAAACTATCATGCTAATACTCCTAAAGGATTTAAGGCAGTAGAACAGGTATTATATACTAAAGAACCTAATGCTACATGCACTAGAGAAGAAATAATTGAATGGACACAAGATTGTTATGGTTCAGGTTGTAAACTTAGAATAACAAAAGAATGTCCTAAATGTCATATGTCAGGTCCATGTGATTGTGCAATAGCTGCTGTAGTAGTTACTGCTGATGGTAATTGGAGAGATGCACATCCTGGATTACAGTATGAAGGAACAAGACACTATAATGGTGAATTTAGTACAGCTACTAAGAAATGTCCAGAAGCTATTCAAAGATTCCAAATATTACCTTATTCAACTAATAATTTTCATTTATTGAAAAGTCAAACAAATGAAGATTGTGATTTACCTGAATTATCTTGCAGAGATGAATATATGGTTCAAGGAGGTAGAATAGAAACTTCTTTTAAGAAAGGAGAACTTATTCTTTCATATAGATCTGAACCAGTTGATGATAATGGATATCTTATGATTCCTGATCATCCAGTAGCTTATAGAGCTGTAGTATCTTATATGCTTGAAAGAATGGCATTACAAGAATATACTAAAACTAAAACTCAAGGAGATAGAGCTTTTTGGGGGGATATGACACAAGCTGCTGATAGAGATATTAAGATTGCAAGAGCACAATTAGAATTCCCTTCACCTGATGAGTTTGAGGCATTTATTAAGAATCATTGGACTAAAATGATACCAAACTATCATAGTCAGACAAATTTAAATAGATATAAACCAGATGAATATAAACCTTACAAAGTATAGAGATGTAATATATATCATCATTATACTGGTTGTAGGATCTCTATGGTTAAAACAATGTGATAAAAGTAAAGAATATTCTGAGTCATTAATTAACTTAAATGACTCAATTTCTGTTTTGATACATAAGGATGGCACTAAAACTTTTACAACAGGTGTGGTAGAGACTGATGCAAAGACATTTAAGAACATAAAATCAGATGATCCAGGAATTATTGCTTTACAGAAAGCAATAGATAATAGAACTGAGTCAGCTACTTTTATGTCCACTTCTACTAAATTGGAAGGTACATTTAAAGATAGTACATATATTAATACTGCTTGGATGAAAGGATTTATATCCAGAACTCAACCAGATTCTATTAAGTTAGATATAGATGTACAATCAGATTATGTTGTTGAAGTAAGAGAGAAAGGAATATTTAAACCAAGATTGGAAGTAGATGTATATTCATTTAATCCAAGTAGTGACATAGGAGTTTTAAAAACTTATATGAAACCTAGCAAGAGATATAACATAGTTATTGGTCCACAAATAGGAGTAGGATATAGTCTTGCTGCTAACAGACTTGATTATTATGTTGGGATAGGAGCAACTTATCCTTTAATTAAATTATAATATGGAAAAGAAGCAGAGTGAAAATATATTTGAGAACTTATGGATGGATGCACATCCATCTTTAGCTCCTAAGAATACTCTGTCTTATGTATTGAATGGAGTTAAACAAACAGATAGATATAATAAGTTTGGTTACTCTAATGAAAAAGGTACAGAATTATGTGCCAGTCTTCCAGATGGTTATAAAATGAGAGGTTATACTCAAATTCCTGAGAGGAATGAGTTTGTAATCTTTTCTTTTAATGGTACTAACTCAGAAATAGGTGCTATTAATACAGATGAATGTAGTTATAAAACTTACTTCAATGATACAGAACATTCTTGTAAACTGGAATTTGGATTTGAAGAATGGATTGGAATTGAAGTTAAGAGGATTCAACCTTGTAATGAAATAGTTCTTTATTGGTCAAACAATAGAATATATAGATATCTTAATATAGATGAGGCTGATTTAAAGAATAATAAGACTTGTGATAAGTTAAGATTATTTAAATGTAATTGTGCTCCAAAAGTTAAATTAAACAATATTGAGAATGGTGGATATGGTGTACCTAATGGTATTTATCAAGTAGCTGTAAGACTTACTGATGAAGATAGTAATTACACAAACTGGTTTAAAATCTCACAACATGCAAAGATATTTGGAGGTGATAATAAAGCTGGGGAAATATCTGATCAATATGTTTCTATACAGTTAAGTGGACTTTCTCAGAATTATAATTTCATTGATGTTGCAATAATCAAAACTATTGATTATAAGACCACTGTGCATCTTATTTATGATAAACAACCTTATAACTCAAATGGAATTAATCTTGATTACAGAGGCCCTAATGATGAAATCAGAGATTTAACTATTCAGGAAATTCAAAAGAAAGAAGATTATTGGATTAGTGGTAAAGGACTTATTCAAAAAGATAATAGACTTATCCTTTATGATGTTGATAATCATTGGAATTTAGATTATCAGGAGACTGCAAATAAAATAAAAGTTGGATTTGCAGTTAGAAGAGTAAGAGTAGAAGATGCTTATAAATATCCTACCTTATTAAGAGGTGAGAATTATATGTTTGGTATAGAATGGAATTACTGTGATGGTACAAAGTCAGTAGTATTTCCATTAATTAATAGACCCAAATCAGCATCTGATGCTGCAATAGTAGATGATAAGTGTTCTGATTGTCCTAGAGAAGCTTGGGAGATTAAAGATACTTCTATTATAGAAATGACACATGCTGGTTATGGAGATCCATACCAGGAATCTGCTGCATCTGAGAAAGTATATAAAAATCACATTCCTATTAAAGAACCTTTTAAAACAGTGGATGAATGGGGAGAAGATGCTAAGAAAGAAGGAGAAGATTTAATTAAGGAAATAAATAAGGATGCTGAAAAAGATCTGCAAGATGAAGAAGATCTATTAGACAATATAGCTGGAGGAGATTGTTGTGATGGACCAACTGTAGATGCTACAGAAAACACAGGTAATCCAGATCCAGTAGTAACTCCTGTTGTTGTAACACCTCCAGGAAATGGAGATGGTAATCCAGGAACAATAGATATTGAATATGAAGGATCTAATAACTCTGGTGGACAAGGAGATGATATAAGTGGTGAATTAGGTACAAGAAGTAATCCCTTATGTATAGGACAATTATGTGAAGATGGAAAATGTCCAGAAGGTTGTGATTGCATAGATGATCCAACTTGGAAAGCATGTGATTCAGGCAATACATTTTGTAAGCCTGGAGTTGGAGGATGTAAAGAACCTTGTGTTTGTGTTGAATTAGAAGAAGGAGACCCAGAATATCCAGATGATATACATCCAGGAAGATGTAGAAATTATGGTGAAACAACTCCACCTAAAATATGTGTTCCAAAAAAAGGTGATCCAACAGATCCAGGAGCAGAGAATAATGATCATGATTCTAATGTACCATGTCAACCTATTTATGATGAGGATGGATGTACAGTTATAGATTGTATTCCTTTAGTTGTAATGACAGGTCAGTTTGGTTACTCTGAAAGTAAAGAAACTTATCCAACTACTTTAAAGTGTGATGGAAAGTTAATGTTTGGAGAAGAACTAGCTGGAGAAAGAATAAGACAATTTAGAGTTCCAACAGCAGAGAAAATTCCATTCTTTATTTCATACATGACTGGTGTAACTAATATACAGGAAACTGGTAATGATGAGTTAGACAGAGGTTATGTAGATGTAATTGGATTAAACTTAACTGGTATTGAAGCTCCTAAAGATACTCCTAAACCTTTATGTGGAACTAATCCATTCTCTATTGTAATGATTAAGAGAGATGAATCTAATAAAACAATTTTAGCTAAAGGATTATTATTACCTACATTTGAAGGAGATGATTATGGAACTAAGAAATTATATCCATCTAATGGTGTATCATCATTAGAGTTATTTAATAGACATATAAACTCTACTACTAATAAAGTACATGCTGGTTATTTGTCAGAAACTGCTGGATATACATTTCATAGTCCAACAACTGCATTTTCTAAACCATATATATTAGGTTCTAAATTTATAGTAGATCAAGAGCATTATGGTAAAGGTTGGAGACATGGATTATATGCATCAGGTGATCAGCCAGGCACTCCTGAATTACATTCTATTGGTGGTATTGCACAAATACTTACTAAAGGAAATGGATTAAATGTTCCTAAAATTGGACAGAAGGGATATAGAGCTGCTGTACATTTAAATAAATTTAAACTTCCTGAGAAAACTTCAGGAGAAGACAGGGCAATAAGATGTATTAAAGATGTATCTTATGTAGGTGCTGATAAAGTACTTAAAAAAGGTCCAAACTTCACATTACCATTTAGTAATAAAGATTCTGAAGCATGTGTGTTTATACAATTAGATGATTTTTACAAACTAGGTAAGGGAATAGATCCTTTCATAACTGGAGAATACAATGGACAAGGAGGTAATTTAGCTAAGGATCAAACCAGAGATGGTTCATTTTTGGGTAATGTTAAGTTCTTTGAAGGTCCTATTTATAATGCAGCTGCTTTATATGGTGGTATAGTAAGAGAAAATAAAAGACAATATGGTAGATTAGAATCTGCTGCTTATATTCCAACAGGAATAGAAGGTACATGGCAAGATTTAATTAATGGTTCTATTACAGGAGCATGTGGAGATACTTATATAACTCCATATTCATTTACTAAATCTAGTTACATATCTAATTTAGTTGGAGATAATGTTCTTATAGAAGATCCACTTACATTCTCTGAAGCAGCAGATGCTGCTCAAAATGCACCAGAAACAGGTCCAGGAAAAAGAGGTGGTAAGGCACAAGGGGGAACTAGTAAAATTAAGAAGTTAGTTGAAAACATGACTGGTGCTAAACTAGCATGGGCATTAGGTTTATGTGCTAATATTCCAGTTGCTGGTTTAACTATTAAAGTTGATCCAAGAAATGGTTCTGGACTTAGAGGATTTAATAATGATCCTGATGGTGATCCAGCAGATAAAGGAGGAGGATATTGGGATGGTAAGACTATCTTTGATGGTAATCCAGCTAAGGATAAGAAAGTATATTATCCAGGAGTTCAGAAAACAGAGATTATTACTTGGGTAGAATCAGATGTTGCAGTTCCATTAAGGATAAAAGGTAAAGAACAAGATAAAGAAATAAACTATTTTGATACAAAAGGATATGATTTAGATTCTAGTTTTCATGGCAATGTAGCTTGGAAAGATAAGTACTTGAACATGTTTTATATGGAGTTTCCAGAAATATCTCTATATCAAAGAATATGGATTACATTTGTAATCTTTGCCATCAAGATTATATTTCCATTATATATATTACTTCAATTAGGAGGTTATATACATGGTGGTGGAGGTATAGCTGGTGCATTATTATCAATTATTATACAAATTGTATTATTAATTATAACTATAGTCTTTGTAATACTCTTATATATAGCTCTTAAAACATTTGCTTCCCCTTATCTTTTACAGTTCTTGGGTATTAAACAATGTTTTAATGATAAGCAAGGTGGACCTGGAGATGGATTTAAGAAAGATTTCCATGATAACTTCAATAGATATAACTGGAATTATAGTTCTCAGAATGAATTAAATCCTAGCTATGGAGCACCTATTAATTATAATACATGTCTTTGTGTAGCTGAACCTTCTAATAAAATTATCTATTCTAATCCTCAGATTATAGGAGCAGCTAATGATGCTTGGAGAAATTTCAAGGTTAATAACATGTTGGATATAACTTCTAAGTATGGTAAGATAACAACTATGATCATCAGAGGACAGAAAATGTTTGCTGCATGTACAGATATGATATTAGACTTACAAGTAGGTACATCAACATTAGAATTTGGAGATGCTACTTTAGAATTAGGTAAAGGAGATTATATTAATGCAGCTATTCCTATTGCTGATGGAGTTCTTGAAGGTTATGCAGGTATTAAATATCCTAATGGTTCTATTAATACAGCACTTGGATTTATATTTATTGATGAAGAAGCAGGAAGAATCTATAATTTTAATGGAGGTGCGCCAGAAGAAATATCTAATTATGGTGTAAGACAATTCATGAAAGAGAATCTTAAATTTGAATATCTTAAAGCAAGACCAGGATTTGCAAATGTAGATCAGAAATCTGATGAAGGTATTGGATATGCAATAGGATATGATTATAAGAATGAAAGATTATTAATAACTAAAAGAGATTTCTTACCTTCTCCAGATGGTAAAGTAATGTTTAATGGAGAAACTTGTATTGATAAGTCATGGACATACTCTTATGATCCTATGGAAAAGAAATGGTTAAGTGAACATAGTTACACACCACATCTTTATATGTTTGATAGATTTAATATTTATTCTCCATTAGATAGTAAAATATGGCAATACAATGTAGGTAAGAAATATCAAACTTATTTTGGTAAATACTATCCATTTATTATTGAATACTCATCTGTTATTGATGGATTTAATTCTTATCAACATGAATATACAATGTTAGATACAGAAGCTAATCTATTTAATGAGAAGACAAGGACTTATGCTCAGGATTTAGAATTAGGATTTAATAAAGGATTCTTTTATAATTCTAATCAAGCTACAAGAATAATGGATTTAGTGTCTAATCCTAAGAAGAATACTATCAAAGGAGCTATGGTTGAAAATTCAGATACTATGATTATGTCTAAACAAGGTAGAAACTGGAGATATTCTGACATAGCTGATTACTCTATTAATACAGAAGTTCCTTTATTCATTAAGGATGAGCAAGATAAGATTCAATTAAATACTGCTAACATCTCTAAACAAATGAAGCATAAAGCACTATATGATAAATATATTGTTTCCAGATTTGTATTAGATAATGCAGAGGATACAAACTATGAATTGATCTGTAAAAGGTCATTAGGAGTATTTGGTGATAAATCCATGTAAAAGAAACTATTAGGACAGCTTATATGTTTATTAAACATTAGACAACTAAGTGTTTAATTTAAATATATATGTTTAATTTATCTATAGATCAACTAAATACTCTTGGACAAAGAGCACAATCTATGCAGTCAATGCAAGGATTTCAACCCTTAACTACTCTTAATAGTCCAGGTGTTATTAGTAACCAACAAGCAAACCCAACAATAACTCCTCCAACATTACCATATACTAATTCAAAAATGGATAAGTATGATAATCAAAGAGAGAAACAAGCAGTAGGACAGAAGAATATAGCTGGACTTACTAATATGGCTGGAAGTTTTGGCTCATCTTTATTAGGGATAGGAGGAGCTATGATGGGAAACTTACAAAGACAATCAGAGAATCAATCTCTTGATTACTTAGCATATCAGAATGATATGCAAAATTCCATGCAAGATGTTAACAGAGGTGGAGGTTTACAACTACTTATGATGGGTGGTAAAGTTAAACCTAGAAAATATCCTCAAGGTGGTGTAGTTGGAGGAGAAATGCCTCAACCTGTACAGACTGAAGTTAAAGAAAAGATTATTACTCAAGATGGTAGTATATTTGATACTAAAGCCACTAAGAAACATAAAGACATGAAATCATCTGAAATAACAGATGTACTTCCTGCTGACTCTTATGTTATTTCCAATAGAATAATGTTAAAGAAATCCAAAGCTGAAAAGATAGTTCTTGGATTACAACCTTTGTTATATAAAGAAGGTGGAGATAAATCTAAATATAAAGAGTTTAGATTAAGTGATATATTTACTAAGGATGAAATGTCTCTATCAGAACTTACAGACAATCTTAGAAAACTATACCCAACAGATTTAGGAGATAATCAGAAAGGTAATATCTTTGCACAAAGAACATCTGATGCTAATAAAGCATCCAGAGCATTACTATTAGGAGAACTTATAAAGTTAAATGAAGATGGTAAAAGTGGTAAAACAGAAATTAACCCTATGGAAATGGCTTATGGAGGTCAGACAGATCCACCATGGAAAAGAATGTTACAGTTCATGCCTAATGCTAGTTTATTAAATCCATCTATTGCTTATGGAAAGTCTCCATATGGACCAAGACAACAAGAAATAATGCCACAAGCACAACCAGTAGTTCCAGGAACAAAAACTAATTATTGGGATGGACCAATAAGAAAAGATTATCCTGATATTAAACCTGAGCAAAGGAATACAGAGTTTATGATAGATAATTCAGATCTATTAAGAGGATTAAAGTTTAATTCAGTTAATACTGATCCTAGAGCAAATAGACCTGGTGGTAGAGGAGCAGGAAATGGTAGAGCAACTGTTAGACCAAAAGGAATTGCACCACAACCAGTAGTTCCAGTAGCTCCTTATACTCCTCCAACTCCTCCCACTTATCAAACTCCAGATGTTCAAGGAGGTGTGCCAGAAGGGTTATATAAAGATGATCCAAGATTTAATCAAACTTCTTCAGCAACTGGAGATATATCAGATAATGTAAATTGGGGAAATCAAATTAATACTACCAGTCCTAACTTAATATATAATCAAAATACTAATCCTGCACCTGTATTTACTAATTTTAGTAATAAAGGAGTAACTAGTCCATTAGCACAAGCACAATCTAACCCTAATAAACCAGTAGTTAATGAGTATGATCAGTATATCCAATATACACAAAATCAAATGAATGGTTTAGATAGAGACTTCAGAAGAAATTCAAGAGATAATACTAATGCATTTATGTCTAATGTAGGTGGAGTATTAGGAGGTTCAATGACAGCTATGGCTGGATTACTAGGACAAAATCCTAGAGTTGAAGCACCTAATTTAAAAACTCCTGATTTACCTAGACAAATGGATAAATCATATTTTGATTATTTGGCTTATCAAAACAATAAGAATACTAATGCTGTTGCTAATGCAGCTTTATCTAATACATCTGATTATAGTAAAGCAATGAACTATATTACAGCAGCTGGAGGTAAAGCAATGGAGGCTAATAGTCAACTAGGAGCACAAGCAGCTCAAATTAATCTTGGTTTGGAAAGTCAGTATCAACAAGCTAAAAATCAAGTACAGAATCAACAAGCTATGTTGGATGTTAATGCTAAGAATGAGACTAATAAGTTTATCAATAATTTAGTAGGACAATCTGCTGGTATAGGAACTAATGCAATTAACAATATAGCTGCCTTAAATAATCAAAGGATTAATTACAATGCTAAGAATAGATCTGAAAAAACAAGCAGATATTCAACATTAATTAACCAAATGATGATGTTAAGACAATTACAAAAAGGTATGCCAATATCATTTGGTGCAACTACTGCAACAGCCACACAATAAACAAATTAAAATTATATGGAACAAATAAGTCCAGTAACAATACTGCCTCAAGCTTCTTATATTGATTTTGTTCCAACTGTTGAGAAAGAGTTGGATTATAAAACTTTATTTAGTTTAGAACAACAGAGAGCTACTGCTGAATATAGAAGGAAACAAGATCAGATTAATAATAGAGTTAAGATACAAGGTAATCTTGATAAGACGCTTTCAGATCCTAATAGTCCATTAGCAATGGTGGGAGAGAATCCAAAGCATATAGCATATTTAGATGAAATAAGAGCTGGCGCACAACCCCTTATTAATGAAATTAATGCTTTACAAGCTAATCCTAATTATGATGAGAATGCAATTCTTAATGCTTGGAGTAAGTTATCTCAATATCTTTATACAAACCCTAAGTTTAGAGAAGTAATAGAAGACAAAGCTAAATGGGCAACACAATCTAAATATGCTGATAAACTAGATCCTGAGCTTTGGGGAGAACATCAAAATAAATATTATTCTGATAAAGGAGATGGAGATAATCCATTAAATAGTTTTAATCCTGCATTAATGACTCCATGGAATGAAGATAGATATCAAAAATCAATTGATAGGATTAATAAAACTACTGAAACTATATTACCTAATGGTTATAAAGGAGAATATCTTAAATCAGAACCAGTTTATAAACAAGAACTTGATAGTATTTGGGAAGCTAATAAGATACATTTATCCAGACAAGGATTTGATAAGGCAACTTGGATTGAAAATCAATGGCAAGGATATAAAGATAATGCTGAGTTAACAGATGATGGTAGATTAGCAAGAGTAACTGATTATCCTTCTGCTTCATATATTAATGCTAATAGTCCAGGAGGTACAGGATCTGGTTCAGGTTCTTCAGGTACAACTAAAGCTCCAGAACCACCAGTTCAGATTGGTGCAGATGGTATAACTTATATTCCTAATGCTACATCTAATAATTATGATGGTTTATGGGCTGGTACACAAAAAGAAATTAATCCTTTAATGGTAAGTCCTATTAATCAAATTAGTGTAAATAATGATCAAAAAAAAGAAGGATTATTAAGAATGAAGGAAATAGCTAATCAACAAGCAACTATTAAAAAACAATTTGGGGCAGATAAAACAAAATGGTCAAAAGAAGTTAATGATAGTTATAATAATTTAGCAAGAGAAGTTCAAGAGGTTGGATATAATATTAAATCTATTGATGCTCAAAATACAGAATTAAAGAATGATGCATTTTATAAATCAAGAGAATATAAAAATTATGTTGGATCTGTTGGAGATCAAATAGCTTATGGATTAGGATTTGTTTCTAAAAAAGAAGGTGTTTATTTAGATGCATTAAAAGAAGAACTTGGTTCTAAAGAAGGAGGATTCTGGAATGCTATTGGAAATCAATTAACTGGAGAAAAGTTCTTTATGGGTCTTCCAGATAATATAGGAGATAAGATTAAATACATTCAAAAATATAGAGATAATGCTATTAAAGAAGGAAAATCACCTAAAGCATTTAATGACTATATTGAATTTGTAAGACAAGGTGAAGAAGCAGCATATGAAAAATATTTGCAAAATCATCCAGAAATACAAACAGCAAGAGGTAGTATTTCAGCATATTCTGTAAATAATGATGATCCAGATGTAGCAGCAGTAATTAATACTTATAATAATAAATCAGGACAAGAAGCTATTAATGCAGCTTCACAAGTTGGTGGAATTAGATTAGCTAATGGTACTAAATATAAAGGTAGTGCTGATGATAGAGTAGTTACTGGGGATGTAGTTTATGACCCAAATACAGGTACATATGCATTATCTGCTACCATTGGACAACCAGAAACAGTAGATGGAAAAATACAATATGATGAATTAACTAAAAAACCAATTTTTAAAGATTCTAAACCAGCTTTAATTTCAGATAGAAATGTTAATAGAGAAATGTTAAATACATTTTTATATGATCCTAATAATCCAGAAGCACCAAAAGTAGCTGAACAATTATTTCCTAAACTAGCTAAATCAGTTGACCTTAAAGAAGGTAGAACAACTGTATATAATGCTGGTGGACAGAAGTATCAGATTACAAGTATTGGTGGAGGTCAATATTCAGTAGTACATAATGGAGAGACTAATATAGTTGATAATAAACTAAACCTTGCTAGAGTTATAGCATTAACTAGCCAAACACAACCTACAAACCAAAGTACTAGTGGAGGTGGTAATGGGGGAAAGTTGGAGTCACAGTCATCTAGTATCAAAGAAGGTATTAGACAGGCTGAATCTGGAGGAGAGAAAGATCCTGCAAGAGCAAGAAATAAAGAAACTAATGCTCTTGGATATTTTGGGTTAGTACCTTCATCACAATTTGATAAACTAACTCCTTTTGTTACTAAGAACTGGAGAGAATTTGGGGTTGATCTAAGTAAATATACTCCTGAAGCAATAGCTGCTTTTAAGAAAGAACTTGGAAGAAAAGAAGGAGCTAAAGGATATTCAGATGAGGATATTAAAGCCTATATGGCTATACAAGATCATCCTGAGATGCAGGATGCATACTTTGACAAGGTATTAATGCCTAAACAATATCTTCCTAATGTTAATAAAATAATAGCTGCTTATGCTAAAAATGGTAAAAATATTAATGAAGCACAAGCAATAGATATTATGCATCATCATGGAATAGGTAATGCACAAGATGGTAATTGGCAAAAGTATCCAGCTAGAGCATGGGCAGCATCTTATCAAGGAGAAAATAAAAAAGAGGCACAAGATGTAAATAATAGAATAAAAAACTATAACTTTGCATTTCAACCAGGAGTTAATCTATCAGGAGTTAATAAAACAATGGTAGATAGTACTAAACATTTAATTGTTAAAGCTGGTTTAGATAGTTTACTACCACAAGTATCCTCAGCTAAAAGAGATGGAGATGGAGCTAGTAAACATAATCATGGAGAAGGAATAGATTTTAAATTTAATACTCCTTCACAGGAAATGGAAGCTATTAATAAAATAGCAAAAATGACAGCTAATCCAGAAGCTGCAAGACAGATGCTTTTAAAAGGTAAAGGCACAACAGGTAATGTACCAGCTTTAGAAATAAAAGTAGCTGCTACAGGACAGACATTAAAAATTATATATCATGGTGATAGTGATGGTTCAGGAAACCACCTACACATACAACTATAAACAATGCCAGATAAAGAAAAAATTATTACTCCAGAAAATCAAGGTAAAGGTGTAACACCTACTGCTGGGTCTAAGCAATTAATAGCACCAACTGTTAATAGACCTATGGCTACTCCTCAGATTATTAAGCAACCTAAACCTGAGAAACAAATGGTAGATAAAGCTGGTAATCCAGTTGCACCTCCATATGATCCAACAGGTAAATCATTTTCTGAAATAAATGATTATGTTAAATCACAATATGCTAATAGACAGGATAGTACAGCAACAACTGATTTTGGTATAGACCCTTATAAAACATATTCTGCATTAGGTGATGAAGCTGCTTTTTATGCTGGAGGAGATTGGGCTAAACAAGCATCTGAAGAACAATCTGGTTGGCAACAAGCTAGAAATGCAGTAGTTGGAGGTACTCTTAATGGAGTCATTAAAGGTATTGAAGGGTTCACTTATTTACCAAACATATTAACAAGAGATTGGGAAAAGACTGCATTACAAGAAGATCTTGCTGCTGCACAAGCTGATGTTAATCAGGCATTACCTGTTTATTCAGATCCAAACAATCCTCTTTCTATGGATAGTTCTATGTTTTGGGGAGGTGTTAAAGGAGTTATTGAATCAGGATTACAGTTTGCTATTCCTGGTAAAGCTATAAGTTTTGGTTTAGGTGCAGCAGGTAAACTATTATCTATTGGTGCAAGAGCTGCATTAGCTGCTGAAGGAACTGCTGGTACAATACTAGAAAGTATGGCAACTAAAGTATCTACTAAGGCAGGTGCTTTGATGGAAGGTATGATAGCTGAACCAGCTAAAAGAGCTGCATTAGTAGAATGGGCAAAAAGTGTACCAGCTGGTCTTATCCAAAACCAATTGGAAGGTACTATAATGGGTATGGAAGTCTATGATCAGAAAGTAGCTGAATTAAGAGCTGCTGGTGAGACAGATGAAGCATACATTAGAAAAGAAGCTTCTGCTGTTGCTGATCAAATGAGAAATCAGAACATGTTGATGATTGTCAAAGACATGTGGGAAATGAAAACTATCTTTGGTAAACCAACCAAAGGTGCACAAATCCTTACTGATAAATCAAGATATTTTCCTAAACCATCAGAGATGATGATATGGAAAAAAGATGTATGGAAAGCAGCATGGAATGGATCTAAAAATCCATTTATGTTATCTATGGGTGAAGCAGGAGAAGAGATGTTTCAAGGAGGATTGGAAGATAATATTATGAATCAATCCAGAATCAGAGAGAATAAAGATCATGAAGGAAATGAAAATTTTACTAAATTAGCTGTTGATAAAGATAAAGCTGATGGAGGTCCACTTGCTGTATTAGGTTATGCATTTACTGACCAGAATATCTTTGAAGGTATGATGGGTTTCTTTGGTGGTGGATTTCAAAATGCAATAGGTAATATTCCAGGTAAAGTTGCTGATAATAAGAATTATAAAAGATTAAATGCTCAGCTTACTGCTATCAATGAACAGATAGAAGCTGAACCAATTGAAGAGAATAAAGAGATATTAAGAACTCAGGCTGCACAAATTAAAGCTGAAATAGGTAATACTCTTAAAGGACATTATGAAGCACAACAAGCTCAAGTATCAGAGAACCAAGAATTATTAAAGAATAAATTTGATAATCTATTAGATGCTCATGAAGTTTATGAAAAGGCTGTATTTGAAAATGATACAGTAACTCAAGAACTTATTAAAGATAATCTATTTGCTAAGGCAGCAATGGATAATTTAAAGAAAGGAACTCTTGCTAACTTTAGAGAAAGTATTCAAGAAATAGCTGATGGCACTCCACAAGCTGCTAATTTAGTAGATGGAGAAGTTACTCCAGAATCCAGAGCTAAGGCTAAGGAAATGTTAGAAAGATTAACTGACATTGAAACTAGTTGGAATAGACATAAAGATACTCAGTTAGGAGAAAGAAAATTCTTTGTTGGAGAGAATAAAAAGATTATTAAAAGAGGATTTGAGAATGTTAATAAGAAATCTGAATCAGTTAAAACAAGAATTAATGATGAGATAGCTGAATACAACAAAGCTCAGAAGATTATTAATCCAGATCATGTTGATTTAGGAAGTATTGATGAAATATCTGAAGGTAAGATTAATCCTATAGGATTATCTGAAGCTGATCAGATTGTATATAGAAATCTAACAGATAGAAAAAAGAAACTATCTGAAGATCCATTGTCTATGAACTCTCATGATATTAGACAATTAGATAAATTTATTATAAGAGAAGAAGAATTAAAAACTCTTGATAAAACAAATAAAGAAAAAGCTGCTGAATTTCTAAATGACCCTGAGTTACAGGCAGTTAGAGATCAAACAGAAATGCTTGATAGAGCAGAAAAGAAAAACACTGAAGAAGAAACTTATCTTAATAGTGCACAATACAGATATTGGAAAGATAGAATAAATACTTTTATATCTAAGAATGCTGAAAAGATAACTTCTAATAAGTTAGAAGAACTTGCTGATGAAATCAAAGGAGCTGTTAAAGATGTGAACTCTAAAACAAGATTTGATGGAGTAGGTAAGAAAGATGCATCTTCTAAGAAATCAATTAACACAGCTGCTAAGAATGATTTATTAGGTCAAGTAAGACAATTACAATTTAAGTTACATACTTTAGAGCAATTAAAGAATATTGAAACATTAAATAAAGCTTCTGAAGAATTAACTAAACAAAAAGAAAGTCTTATTTTAGGTCCATTTATGAATGAGGCTGTTAGAGGAAATGGATACTTTAAGTTTAAAAATAAAGATGGAGAAACAAACTATGCTTATATTAATTCTGCATCTGTTGATGATGATGCAATAATTCAATATACAGTTAATGGTAGAACAGAAGATGAGTTACCTTATTTATCACAAGTAGATGATGAAGGTAATGTAACTAAGACTGGATTTAAAGATGCATTCATGGCAGGATTTGTAGAAGCATCTACTGAACAAGAGTATGTTGCTAAGTTAATGGAAATGCTTAAATCCATGCATACTGAAGTTCCTGTTGAAGAAGAATTTGAAGAGGAGGAGTTTGAAGAAACAGAAGAGGATGGTACAATAGGTGGATTCTTACCAGGAAGTACTTCTCCTATGAAAGCACCAGTATTTGAATGGGATATTGAACCTATTGTTAATATAGAAACAAAACCTAAACCTAAGAATGTAAGCAAGAAACCTAAAGGTAATGTAGCAGTTGATCAAGAGATTGAACCTGTAGAAGATATTACTATACCTCCAGTTGAACCTACTATTATCATAGAAGATGAATGGGAAAAGAATAAGTTATTTACTCCTTCTACAACTGTTAGTTACTTATCAAGACAGTATGTTAAATCAACTAATGGTAGAGTAAAGAATAAGAACAATACCAGAACATTAAAGCCAATTGATACTCAAGAGTATTTAGTTGGTGATCCAGGTTATTTTAGAATTACTGATGGTAATTATGATACACATGATGTTCCAATTGAAATAATTATTAAAGGAGATAAACAGAATGTTAATAAAGCATATGTTCCTACTATAGCATCTATTCTTGCAACTGATGGAAGTATTCCAGGATTATTCTCAGAGGAAGATCCTACTAAATCAGATGCTGAGAACAAATATATGATCCTTAATGATAGAGGATTACAAGTTCTTGCAGCTATTCAAGCATATGTAAGTGATCCTAATAAGGCAAATGGTAATAGTTATAATAAAATATCTACATTAATTGCTGCACCATTTAAGAACAATAAGGATAAGAATCCTTTTACCAGAATGTTGACTGCTAAGAAAGAAGATAAAACTGTTATCAGAGATTTTAATATGGCTACTGATGAGTTAATTAATCTCTATCAGAACAGATCAAGAGTTATAGCAGATATTAATGCTGGAATTGCAAGACCACGCACTAAAATTAAGTCTATTAATTCAGGAAGACCAGCAAGATTAGTATCTAATGAAACAGAAACAACTCCTAATACTAATTTAGTAAGAGTTTCTAAGTTCCTTAAAGATACTGGTGTTCAAGTAAGACAATATGAAAGTAAGAAGAAAGGTAAATTTAATGTCCTTTCTCTTCCTATGAAAAGAAGTACACTAGAAGATAGTGTAACTATGGGAGTTCTTGTTAAAGTAGATAAGGTAGATCATGATTTAGTTTATGCTTTTATAGAGGATTATTTAACTAAAGGACCTATTACAAGAAAGCTAGATAGCCAAGCTGCTATGAAGTTATTAAATACTGTATGGGGGCAAGAATATGAAAACTCTGATACTAAGTTACCAATAGCAGATCATATAGATTTAAGTGAAGATAAATCTACTGGTGAAAGACAAATTGTATTCAAACATAAGAATAAGAAACCAACTAAAAATGATTTTGTTAAGCCTGATGCATTAATAGATAATAAATTAACTGAGAGTATCAAGAGTGCTATATCAGCTTATATTGCTGATGCTAAGGTGAATGTATTAAAGATTAATACTAATTCTAAAGTTGACATAGAAACTATTAAATTAAACAAAGGAGTCTTACAGAAAGTAGTTAAATCTCCTTTGGCTATGTTTGCTGATAATTCAGCTACTGATATTCTTGCAACTAAAGCTCCTAATGGAGAATGGATATTCCATGAACAAGCTACATTTAATCTTGATTATGGATTACAAATGGGGGATTCAATAGTGGATAATTCTGACTTTGATGCAGCTATGAATGCAGAAGCAGATATTAAAGCAATTGAAGAATCTTCTGAATATAAAGAAGGAGAAGCTGAATGGTTAAGAGAGAAACATGATGCTCCTCTAAGATTAGATCCTGGTGCTGCAATTAATATAATTGAAGATATAGCTAGAAGAAGACAAGAAGAATTAGAAGATGTAGTTGAACTTCTACCTGAAATAGATAAAAATAAATTAACTAAAGAAAAATGGGTAGAAAAATTACTTCATGTAAATGATTTAGGACATTTAATAAATAGTCTTAGAAAACATGAAAATATTAGCTTAGGTGAACCTGGAGGAAAGCTTAATAAAGATAGTTATAAAAGGGCTAAAGAATTTAAGGAAACATATACAGAAGTTTTTGAAAATGCCAAATTATATTTGGAAGAAATCAATGCTAAATATGATGCAGAATTAAAAGCATTAGAACAACAACCTAAATCTAATCAATTTGAACAAGATAAAAAAGCTGATATAGAAAGAAGAAGACGAGAAGAATTAAATAATAATGAGCAAAGATACTCATCCGAATTAAATAAATTAAAAAAACAAGCAGAAGGTGAAATTAAAAGAACTGGGGTAAGGCAGCTAGTTACAGGTAATAGAATTGATTCTTATGAAGGGCTTATAGCAGGAGAAAGATTTAAAATCAATGATAAATATGATGCAGAATTAGCTGCTTTAGGAAGAACAACCACTCAAGAGGCTAATAAAGAAGTTCAAAAAGCTGATATACTACAAAAAAAGAAAGAAAGGTTAGCAAATGTCAAACCTATGTATCATCATACAAATGTCGATACTAAAGACTTTAACTTTAATAATTTTCAAAGAGGGAATAAACAAGTTAGTCAATTTGGTGATGGTTTAAACGCATCATCAAATACCACTTCATTTCTAGTTAGTAGATATGGTAAACCAATACAAGGTGAAGTCAATGATGCTGATTTTGTTAAAATAAATGCTTCAAAAACTGAAAAAGAAGTATATGAAGAATTAAAAAAACAAGGTTATATATTTTCTGAGATTCATGATACTAATGATGTTTTATCTGAAGTACCTGGAGCAGCTATGGAGTTATTTACAGATTTTCAAAAGTCTAACCCAAATGTAAAAGGTGTTCGAGTAAGTAATCATATTATAGGTAATACTAAAGTTGCACCATTTTATGTAATATATGATGCTAAATCATTTTATGGTCAAGGAGCTTTAAGTAAAAAGATTGAACAAGAAAGTAATGCTGAATTAGCTGCTTTAAATAATCTTACAAATACTGATACTTCAGCTACAGAAGAGAAATCTAAACCTGTACCTGATGATGATTTCTCTATTGCAACAGAAGATTATGAATCTATTATTGTAGATGATGATAAGAATAAAGCATTATTAGATACATATACTATTGATTATCCAGGTATGACTGATTCATTAAAAGATGATTTAGTTAATGACTTTGCAGCTAGAATAATGACTAGGTTTAATGGTACTGCTAAAAGTGCTCCTATTAAAAATATAGGTGATAACTTAGCTAGTGTTAAGAAATATTATTTTGAAAAATATATTCCTAACCAAACTAATCCAATATTAAAGGATATGCCTTCTTATTACAATAAGTTAGAGAGTTTAGCATTTGCTAAGGTTCAGGCTATGGGTCTTAAAATAACTGGTAAACAAGTAGGTAATTTAGCAATAGATGAAATGGAAGCTTTGGATTTCTCTGGTGAGAATGGTAGAGCTGTTGAAAGATATGATACTTCTATCTTTGATATAGATGATAGAGATAGAGCATCCTTTAGATTAAAATCTAAACTTGCTTTAATAAGAGATGGAGAAACACAAATGGGATTTGATAGATATCTTGATCCTGAGAACACATATGGATTGATTAGACAGCTTTTAGCTAATAAACCATATATGACAGTAGGAGAAGCAGTTAAATTCCTTAGAGAGCAGAAGAATCAGTCTAGAGTATTAAATTTAGTTGCTGATGATATAGAGAAATGGGATATGAGTGCCAAGAATGAATTTAGAACAGTCTTTAATTTGCATAAGAATAAGACTGGTATTATGCTTTGGAACTCTAAAGGAGGAGAATATTCAGCTAATATAATTGATGCTGATAGAGTTAGTGGAGGTAGAATGATGGTATCTAAATGGCAAAGTGCATTTATGGATATAGTTGAAGATCCTAATAACAATATGGTAATCAACTCAGAGTCAGAACCTTATCTAATTAATGCAGATAAAGTTAACAAGATTAAAGAAGATTATATAGAGCTTACTAATCAATATTATGAATTTGAAGAAGTATATGGTGAAGTTCCAAACTCTGCTGTTTATGCTGAACAAATAGCTGGATTACTTAATCAATTAGGAATAGATGTTGTAACTGATGAGATTAAATCTATTATTGATTATCCATATGAGTATGCTAAGATAGCTGAAGGATGGGAAAGAAATAATATGAGTCATGTCTTTAATAATAAATCTGGTGTTATTGGAGTATTATTTTCTAATATAGGAAATATACCTTCTACTAAGACAGAGCTTATTGGAGAAGATCCAGAGACAGCTATTAACTATGTCTCTATGGAGAAATACAATCCATTTACAGAAGGAGGTAACTATCTAAGTAACTTAGGTAAGTTTATATCTTATAAAAGAGGTAATATAGATTCTGAATCTGCTTATAGTGCAAGTGGTAATATTAAATTTGCATATACTATCCCTAATCCATTATCTAATGTTGTAGATAGAATTAAATCAGGTAACTATGATATAGAAAATGCATCTTCTTTTGCACAAAGATCTGAATTAGTTAATGACTCTCTTTATGATGTGGAGTTAATGGATGCTTTAAAAGAAGAAACAGAAGGTATATTTGAAGAATCAAATAAATTAAAACCTGCTGAATTAGAATCTGAAGAACTTGGAGGAATACAAAACAATGGTAATAAAAGAAGATTTGCTCAGATACCAACTAACTCAGATAAGAGTTTATTTGCTAAGACAAGTCTATCAGCTAATAGAGAATCTAATACATTCCTTGAAGATCAGATAGCTAACAACTCTGCTTATCTTGTTAAATCTGTTGAAATTGAATCTGAAAGGATGAGACAGTTCAATGGACTTAGTACAGGAATAGCTGATAGTAAGACTATTGATGGTTTAACAGGAAACACTAAATATGACAATGGATACAAGTATTTTTATTTATTACCTACTGCTAATATACAAATTGCTAAAGTAAAACTTAAAGAGCAGATAGTAAGTCTTGTAGATATTACAGCACTTGATGATTCTACTTCTTTTGAAGCAGAAATTAAAAATATTTTACCTACTTACTCTGAAAGATACTTCTCTGGATATGATTCAGATAGTGAGGAGTCTTTCTATAAACAATTTATGAATAATCAGGAAGAACATGCTAAAGTATTAAATCAACCAGATTTAGCACATTTAGTTATGATGGCATCTGGAGAAACTAATGCTTCATCTACAAAATGGAATATGACCATTGATGAATTTATAGAAAAGATTATTGATAATAACTATGAGAAAACTAATCCTATATATCTGGATAATGGTAAAATAAAATTTGATACTGCTATTCCTAAGAATGATTTTGGATTTGTTAGTATGTTAGCAGCTAATAAGTTTAATGAAGAGCTTAAAAACAAATTAGATTTATGGAATAAATATGATATTGGAATTAAAAGAATGGATTCTCAATGGAAAGCTAAAGTTATTGGTAATGGTAAGAATGTATTTAGTGAGAAATTAAATGCTTTAATCACATTTACTGATGCTCAGATTGTTGAGATAGCTGCAAGAGAGATGATTTATTATTCTACTTTTGCTTCACTTGAATATTATCAATTAGTTGCTGGAGATCCTGCATCTTTCTATAAAGGTCCATCTAATAAATTACTTTCTGATTTAACTTCTGAAGAAGTAAATAACTTTATTCATGCTACTAATATAGATGCAGTTAAAAGAAATGCTAAGAACTTAGCTGCTGGTACATTGCCTTCTTTTGATATTCTCAGATATGATGAGAAGACAGATACCTTTACTCCTGAAACACAAAAGACTTATCATTCTGCTGCAATATCAGATAATTATAGAGCTTCTATAAACAAAGATATTATGGCTAATGAGAGATTAGCTGGAATGTATGGAATGGATGGTAAAGGAAGAGGAAAAATAAATGTAGCTGATGCATTAGAGTATTCAAGTTTTGAAGAACATTTACATGTTATGTTTGCTAAAGGTACTCAAGATCTTACTATGGATATGTATAAGAGTATGTTACCTAAAGCAAGATATCAAGATAGATTAAAATGGAATCAGAAAGTACCTGATCAATATAAACTTACAGATGAAGAATTAAAGTTTGTATTTGGCATGATGAAACCAGTACAAGTATCTAATGTTCAGTTTAAATCTAATGGAGTTGGAGGAGCTAATTATGCTACACAAGTTGAAGTATATATTAAGTCTTCATCTATGCCTATTATACATCAGTTGTTTCAAGGACTTGAAGTAGCTAAGTTAAAACAAGGTATGTTTTATGAAGGAGATGTATTAAGAGAAACACCAATTGATAGACTTGCTTATGAATCTGCTTATAAAGGAGGAGCTTTAAGAATAGCTAATGTCTGGGATGCTAAAGGAAATATAACTAATATAGATGCTTTATATCCAGTAGAACTTCCAAGAGAAGGTTTCTTTATCCAACAGGAAATACCATATGATGAATTAAAGAACAAGATTCTTATTATGTCTCAGATGGATAAACTATTTACTGAAGGATATGCCCAACATGATAAAACAGATGTACTTGGAAGAAAAGCTGAAGTTAAAAAAGCAATGTTCAGAGAAGCTAAAGCTGATTTCTTAAAGAGATTTGGTGCTAAACTTCAGGAGGATGGTGAGACATATGAGTTTCAAGACCTTAATAAAGTAGTAGAACTTCTTAAAAAAGAAGCATTTAGTAGAGGATTTAGTAAAAATGTTATTGATCAATTAAGAATAGTTGATGGTAAGTTAGACCCTATGTTCTTTAATACTGCTTCTCAGAAGTATGAATCTGTATTAGCATCATTAGTTTCAGGAATTATATTGCAGAAAGTCCATGGACATTCTTATGTACAAACATCTGCAAGTGGTGTAATAACTCCTGATCAAATACCTGATGATTTTAAAAGAGATATAGTTACTGTTCCAGGACATAATATGTCTATGGATTTACCATTTATAACTAAAAAAGATGGTAAGATAGTAGGAGCTGGAGTATATGTTCCTTTCCAATTCTTATCTAATAAAGGTAAGGATGGAGTTCAGAATAAATTAAATTTAAATGATTATACTATTACAGATGAGACAGGAACTTACTTGGATATGTCTAAAATAGATCCAAGTTTACTTAACCTTATTGGTGGTAGGATTCCAGGACAAGGACCTAACTCTATGTTACCTATTAGAATACTTGGTTTTTTACCAGAGTATATGGGTAATACTATTGTTGTTCCTGCTGAGATTTCAGTACAGATGGGTTCTGACTTTGATGTGGATAAGTTATATACTTACATGTGGAACTATGTAGTTAATTCTAAGACAGGACAAATAAGCAAATATGATCCTAATCCTAAAGCAATATACAAAGCTAGAAAAGTTTTAACAGATCCATTTACTCCAAGAATAGATGAACTTAAAAAGAGAAGAGCTGATGAACTTACCAGATTAGTTGGAGAAGGAGTTCTTGAACAAGTGTCTGCTATTAAACAATTAAGACAAGATACAACTGACTCTATTAAAGAGTATGAAGATGCAATACAATCTTATTGGGGAACAGAAATAACTGCTGATGATCAGGTTGATATAGATAGAAACTTATATGAACTTAAACAATTAGATCAAAGAGTTAAAGATATAGATAGTGACTTAAAGTTAATTGGAGAAGAAAAGAGAAAATTTGCAAATACAACTGAAGGTAAAGCTATTCAACAAGAATTAGATCAGTTGTATTCAGAATTAAATGAAGCAACTAAAGATTTTGATCCTACTTCAATAGTTGGTCAGGATATTAAATCTTTACAGAATCAATATTTTGATTTACACTGGGAAGTTCTTACAGATGAAAATATGTTTGAAAGAATAGCTGAGTCATTAGATATGGATGATTTAAGATTAGAATTTGAAAAGAGAACTAGTAAGAATGAAGCTGCTGGATTAATATCTCCTAAATTTAATAGAGATACATATTTGGAAAACAGAGCAGGAAAACAAGGTGTTGCTATTGAAGCAAATGGTATTGTAATGAATGCAATGATCCAGAATAAAGGTATTACTTTACTTCAGGAAGGACAAGACTTATCTATTAAAATTAAATCTAAAGGTAAGGTATTAAATCTTGATATTTTAGGTAATGATGCTAGAAGTCAATATGATAATGAAGATAGAAGGATACATAAAAACTTACAGAATATTCAGTCTGAATCAGTAGATAATGCTAAGAATGGTAGATTAGGAGCACTTAATTTAAATGAGGATACATTTAATGCTGCAAATGCATTATTAATGTTATCTGATAGTTCTAAAGGTGGATATCAGGAAGGTGGAACACCAGGAATAGGATCAGTAGCAAATGACCATGTAGTTGCATTAGTGGAACAAGATATTATACATGAATTTATAGAATCTAAAGCTGCCAGTTTTAATCAGTTTTCTAAAGCTAAATTCAGTAGATATGCAGAAGGTAAATTAAAATCATCTATTATTGAGAAGTATTATAAATTAATACATCAGAAAGCAGATGAATATATTAAGATACCTTCTCATATGGAGTTAATTAAAAATATAGTTATACCAGGAGTTATTGAACTTAATTCAGCTAAGAAATTAGATTTGGATTCAGCTACTCCTGAACAATTAGATAAATATTATAGAGTTCAACTTAATGCATTCTTAGGTTTCTTAGCTTTAGATGAAGTAGGTCAGATAGTTGCTGGTACACAAAAGGCAATAGATGGTTCAACTAAAGGTATTGGTAAATCATTTATTGAGTCTTTGATGAAAGAAAGAATGTTTAAGGACAGAATACAAGATGGAAATTATGAATCCTCTTACTTTGGTATTAAGTTAAACAATGTTCAATCATTAGAAGACTCTGAATATGGTGTAGCTATGAAAGAAGGAGTTATATTTGCCAATAACTTATTTGGTAAAATGTTTCCTTACAGAAATCTATTCAATAAAGTAACTGATTACTTTAAAGGACAGAATAAATCACTTGATGAAAAAGATTATAGAAATATATTTAATTTCTATAAAACTTACATATTTGCTAATAATGATATATATTCAAGTGGAGATGTAGTTGCAGAAAGAGCAAGACTTAAAGAAGGAGATGATAACATCTTTGATAGATTAAAGAAATATCAAGCAGAGAATACATCTGGAGATTATTTATTAAAAGGTATTGTAGTAGAATATGATAAGATTAATAAAGAAAGAAGATTAAAATATTCTGCTGGTAAGTCACAAAGACAAGATGAGTACTTGAATACAGTTTCATTACTTAAAATGTTGAATAGTAGTGATGAGGAATTAAGAAGATTTGGTAATGATTTAATTACTTATTCTTTCTTAACCAATCCAATACAATCAGCTAATAACTTTATGATGTATATTCCTGCATCTGTACAACAATCTAATGTAGTTAGTGCATATCTTAATAAAGCTACTATGGATATGATGGATGATAATATTAAATATGCTGATTTTATGGAGCAGTTCATAAGACATAATCCTAGCTTTGCTCCTAAGAAAGTAATGAGAAGATCTTATACAAGTACTATTGAATTACAAAACTATAATACTTATTTGGATAAAATACTTCAGTTACAATCTGAGTTAAAGAAACCTGGCTTATCTGATGAAGAAAAAACAAGTATTGGTAATGAGATAGCAAGAAATTCAGCTATGAAGAATGCTTGGTTTAGTAGTACATCTAACCCAATCTATACAGAATTAGATGAAGATAGAGAACCTAATAAGTTTAACTATATTACATTTGCTGATCCTCAGAATGAAGTTAATGGAGAGTTTGATACAACCATGTTGTTTAAGACTAATAAAGATCCTAAGACTGGACAATATATATTAAGTGCTATTCCTTTACTTGGAACATATGAAAGTAGAAATATGAATTCATCAACTGGATTTGTAGATACTTCTTCTGTAAATGCATATGAGTTGGGTAATGAAGAAATGGCTAATAGATTAATACCTGAGTCAGAAACTGATTTAACAGATGCTTTAGAGAATATTAAAACTTATGGTAATAGTAATCAAACAGAGATTGCAGACATCCTTAGACAAATTGTTTCTCCTACTGCTAAAATATCAGTAGATACTGAAGCTAAAAATACAGGTAGATACATTGCATCTGAAGATAAAATTGTTATTAATCCTAACTTAGATAATAAATTTAACTCTAAATCTAATAGAGAAGATATTATATCTGGAATTATACATGAGTCTTGGCATTCAGCATTTAATCCTATTGTTGAAAGATACATGAAAGATCCTAATTCTGTAACTGAAGCTCAAAGAATATCAATTAAAAGATTAGATATACTTAGAAAAGATGCTTTAAAGGCTGCTAGAAAGAATAATAAAAAAGAACTTACTGAGTTTCTTGGAAATTATATGAATTTATTAAAGCAAGATGAAGTTAAAAATGCTAATAAAATCTTATCTTTGCAGGATACAATCAACTTTGTATTAGAATCTCCTAATAACAAATCTATTAATACAACTACCTCTGGTATTACACCACAGATGAAAGCTAAGTATTATGGATTAGTTAATGTTCAGGAGTTTGTTACAATGGCTTGGTCAGATAATAACTTCCAGACTGTTCTTAATGAGATTAAGGCATCTAAACCAGAAGTTAAATCTTTCTTAGAAAGAATTGTAGAGGCATTTGAAGGATTATTCAGAACTATACTTGAATCATTTGGTATTACAGTTAATCCTAATAATGTTTTAGCACATACATTAGCTGAATCTTACAATGTTGTAAGTGATAATAAAGAAGTAGAATTGAATAAAACAAGTACAATCTGGGCATCCAAAACACAAGATAAAGTAATTTATTCAGGGGATGCACCTGGAACTGATAGAGAGTTTAAAAAGGTTGGTAAACAGTTTGGTATAAGAACAGTAGATTATACTCCTCAGACTTATGATAAGTTAACTCCTGTACAAGCAGAAGAAGTTGAACAAGCATATGTAAGAGCAGTTAATTATCTTGGAAGACAAGTAATCAGTTTAGATAATGAAGATAAAGGTAAGAGGTATTCAGCTAAACTTGTTAGAAGAGATTACTTACAAGCTAAAGCTGGAGATTCTGTATATGCAATAATTGAAGGATTTGAGACTGTATTTGATAAGACTAAACAAGGAATGAAGGTTATAGGTCAGAAAACATTTAAAGTTATACCTAAAGGTGGAACAGCTTATGCTATGATTATGGCAGATGATATGGGTAAACCAGTATATGCTTTTGATCAGTCAAGACAAGAATGGTATAAATATACTAAAGGAACAATAACTAAAATAGATATTCCAGTGTTATCAGAAAGGTTTGCAGGAGTTGGTACTAGAAATATAAATGAAGCTGGACAACAAGCAATAGTAGATTTATTTGAGAATACTTATCCTCAAGAAAAAGTAAATATAGAATCTACATCAAATAATTCTTCTAATATACAAGTAATAAATACTAGATATACAAGAAATTCTGTTGCTGAAGATAATGAATCAATGTATTTATTTACAGATAATGCACAAAGAACATCAGCTCCTAATGCAGCTTCTGATAATATTGACAGTAATACTTGGTATTATAAAAAATATAAATCTCAAACTAATAAACCATTACATTTTGGATCTATTAATAATCCAACAAGTGCTGTTATTAGAGGATTAAATAATGCTTATCCAATATCAACAATGAGTGCTTATGGCACTAATTGGACAGATTCTAACTTTGATTTGTTTAAACAAACAATAGATGATGAAATTAATCAGATTAAAAAAGACTTATCTAATTTTAAAACTTTAAAAATTGGAGATTATAGAATTGGACAAGGAGGATTAAAAGCTAAGTTACCAAAACAACATCAAGAGTATTTAGATGTTAAATTATTAGAATTGGGAATTGATAATTCAGGAGATAGTCCAAAATTAATAAATGATACATTTGAATCAATTAAAACACAAGCATCAGATATATTTAATGATCTTGAAATAAAAAAATGTGGACCTGGAGGAGGTTTATTTAAGGCTGCTGATGGTATGAAACCTAAAGGTTTTACTAAAGGTGGAACTTGGAAAATAGTTAAGGACTTGAAAGGATACCCAACACATGCCAAAGGAGGAGTTGATCTATCTATAGGAAAAGATGGAGTTACTATGCATAATGGTAAAACTCAAATTAAAGCTGAATATGGATTAGTGATCCCTAAAGCTGAGGATGGTATGATCATACCTGATGGAGAAGATCCTACTAATCCTCCTAAAAAGAAAATTCCAGGATTAGATAGAATGATTAAAGATAATATTATGGTTTCTGAGTCCACTAATATTGTTAGACCAATAGCAGAATTTAATCAAACTATTAAACCTAAAAAAGATATTATAGATAATATTAAAGATAAATTAGATCCTCGTAATATAGGATTAAATGATTTTTCTAATGAAAAAGATTTTGATTCAGCCTATGCTAAAGCTCGTAAGTCTGGAGATGAACAATTTTTATACAATGGAGATAGATACAATACTAATTATAAAGGTACTCCAGCTCAACAATTAAAGGAAACTGGAATATTAGATGAACAGTTAGGAGTTAATAAAGTAGTGAGAGATAAAATTTATAAAAATGTAACTCCCTATAATTCCATAATGCCTCCAATAATGCAAGGTGTCAAAGGTTTAATTACTACAGATAAGAATAGAGATATTAATGTAGAGAATCCATTACCAATAACGTATAAAGGTAAACCTGAAGATTTTAGAAAACTTTCAGCTAAAGAACAGGCTCGTTATAAAGAAGAAGCAAAACCTCATTTTAAAAGAGCTGATGATGCTTGGGCATTATATACTGGAAATCCACAAAGATTTAATACTTTTGAGGTTTCTAATCATAAGCCAAGTACTTCAACAGATCCTAAAGCTAATTATTTAAGTGTGAGTAAATCGTATCCTGAAATTGTAGATTTTATTAAAAAAGAAGGAACTACATTAAAACAAGGTGAAAGCAAACAAGTACAAGAACCTAGTAATTTAGTATTTAGAAACTTTAAAATTAGTAAGGGTAAGGATGAAAAGGGAGAATATATTAGTTACTATGATAAGTGGAATTTAAATCCGTCATTAGAATTTCCTATTCCAGAACAAGGAAAACCTTTTGAAATTTATGATAGAATTTATTTAAATGATTCAAAAAAGAAATAATGTTTAAAAGTATTAAAATTGAAGGTGAGGGAATGGAATTAATTCTCAAAAATTCACATGGAGATCACACTATTGTTCCAGCAAATAAAAGAGATTGGGTTAAAAATAGAATATTATTAGGTAAACATTCTGAAATAGACAAATATATTCAAACATTACCTCAACTTAAAGATTATGCTGAAGATGGTACAGTAATTCCTGGAGATCCACCCAGTAAAAAGAAACCTGTAATTATGGAAGATATAGGTAATGACACTTTAGTAGCTCCTGAATTAGATGAAGTTGTTATTAAAGATGCTGCTAAACCAACTGTAGGTAGATTCTTCAAAATGTGGGGAAATAATATTCCAAAAGCAGAAAGTTTTATGGGTGCAATAGGACAAAGTATAGGTGCTGCATTATCTTTACCACAAGCTGCTGCTACTTATATAGGTAGTGATGGTAGAGAAACTCAACCTTCTAAAGCTCTTAAAGGAACTAAGTTTGATCAAGTAATGGATGCAGCTAGTAACTTACCTGGGGGAGCAGGAATAGTAGGTACAGTATTAGGATCTGAATTAGGACAAGATGTTGTATTAGACCCTTTAAATATTCCAATAGCCAAGGGAGCTAAAGCCATGAGTGGAATTAATGAAGTATTAGAACACACTGATGATGTTATAAAAAATATACCAAAAGAAAATTTATTAGAAGGAGTTATTAATAAAGTAAATAATAAAACCTCTAATTTTAATAGTTCTCTTAATGATCATATTAATGGAATACAAGCTGGAGTTAAAGAACTTATGTCTAAAGAGAGTAGATCATTTAGTGAAATATTTCCTATAACAAAAGCGCAAAGAGATATATCTAAAATAAAACAAGATAAAGCTTTTCAAGAAGGTTTAGATTTTGTAGATAAATGGGTGTATGATCAAAATGGTAATTTAAAAGGGGATGTAGCACAAAAAATTGAAGATTTATATAATAATAATAAATTTCATAATCCAACAATTTCAGATAACACTTTAAAAGTAAAACAAATTAAAAACGGACCTCTTGAACAATTAGAAAATAACCAAGTTGTAAAAGAAGCTAATAATATATTAACCTCAAGTAGAACTAATCAATTAGATAAATCTTTAACAGAAGATACTAGAGACTATATATTAAAAAATAAAGACAGAATAGGTGGGGTGAACACAAATCATAATGAAAGTATTACACTTAGAAATAAAGGTTTAGCTCAATATTCACCAGAACTTATTAGTGATATTGCTACACATGAACTTGGGCATTCAATGCAAAAAATTGGTGGATTAGGTATGAAAAGAAATATAGATACATACAACTCTCATGTAAATGATTGGAGTGGTATTTTAACAAAAAATGGAGATGATGTAAATCCATACTTTACAGCTAACAAAGATACAGAAACAGGTAGATTGTTTGCTGATGCTATGGTTGAACCTAAGAAAGGAGTATCAACTTGGGAAGCATCTCCAATGGAATTACATTCTGAATTAATGGTTGCTAGAAAAAATTTAGTTGATAAATATCTTAAAAGAGCAAAATTAGTCAGAAAGAATGCAACAATTGAAGAAGTTATGGGTCAATTTAAATATCCAACAGATGAACTAATAGATGAATTGATTAATGTACAAGATCTTAATAGATTTTTCAAAAAAGAAACTTCACAAGAAACTAAAAGAGCACTAATAAAATTATTACCTGGAGTAGTTGGAGCAGCTGCTGTAAATCAAATTAAAGAATAAATAATGCAACATTGTGATAAACAAAATATAAAGAATATTGAATCTTTATTAAGATCAGATAAAATGAAAGAATTAGCCATAAATAATGGTGTAACTCTTTCTGTAAATACCAGCTATCATACTACTGATTATGCCACTACTCATTTAATTGTAGAACCAATTAATCCAGAGAGTAATATTGCTAATTTTATGATGGATATCAAGAGTAGTCTGGTAGATAAGATAGGTATTCCTATATCATACAGATACAATTCTCCTACTGTAAGATCATTAGTTATTAGTTATAATGCTGATAGCCTTTCCAAGATCAAAGGAGAACAGGTAAAAAAAAGAGATGAACAAGGTGATTTTGATTCCATTGCTGTAAAAGAAGGAGTAGATAATATATTTAAAGAAAACTCTGAATTATCTAAGATAGGTACACAACAACAATATTCAGATTATTTAGATACTATATTTCCAGATAGTAAAGTAAAGGAGATTGTTTATAGAGGAACTCCTGAGAACTATCCTATAAAAAAAGGAATATCTCCCTCATTAGGAGAAGGTATTACATTTACATCTGATAAAGAATGGGCAAGAAGTTATACAGAAAACGGTAGTGCTCCAACTTTACATACAGTTTTAATAAATATAAAAAATCCTATTGTATTAGAAGATAATATAGACAAGTTATCTGAAAACAAACAAAATGCTTATATAAAACAAAGAAATAACAAAGTTAATGATGGAGTAATAAGTTTAAATGAATATTTAGTTATTGAACCAGAACAAATCCATATATTAGGTTCTAAAAAAGATATTGAAGGATTTAAAGAGTTTGTTAGTAATAATTCAAAAAAAGAAATTATAAATCAAGAAGTTAAAGAAGGAGTACAAGAACTATTTGATTCTAATCCTGAATTAGCTTCTCAAATATATGAAGCTGCTGGGTTTACTGAAAAAACAGATTATAAAAAAGAGAAAGATATTTTTTATCAAGATGTAAAATCTAAGTATAATTTTGAAAGTACAGATTCATTATTAAAATCTATTTCTAACAATACAAAAAATCCAAATTATAAAAGGTTAGCTGATACTTTTCTTAAAATTAAAGAACTAAAAGAAGTAAACCTTATAGAAAATAACAATCTGTCTGTAAATGGAAATTACATTTTATCTACAAATTCTATAAATATAAATATAGACAGAATTATAAAAAGAAGCAATATAAAAGGGTATAATGCTGAATTTATGCTTGAGCAAACTATTTTACATGAAATAGTTCATGCTCTTACTAAAAAAGCCACTACATCTCTTGAAAGAAATGAATTTATAAGAAATATCGAAAATCTAGCTTACAAGCTATATAATGAAGAAATTAAAGATAGTAAATCTGACTTTAAAAAATATCTTGAAATACAACAAGAAATAAAAAGTAATAGAGAAAATGTATCTGAAGAAGATTATGAATTTGTAGCAGATAGACAATTTAAGTTTTATGGACTTACTAACTTGGATGAATTTCTAACTATGTCGATGACTAATCCAGATTTTAGAAATAAATTAAAAGAAACTACCCTATGGCAAGAGCTTAAACATCTAATTGCTAAATTCTTAGGTATAGCTAAAACAGATTTAGATTTTTTAGAGAGTAATTTTGATAGATTTTTAGAATCTACCTATAGTGTTAATTTAGAAGCTCAAATAACCCCACAACAAAAACAACAAGCTCAACAACTATATTCTAAATATCTTGATACTATTTTCCCAAACAATACAATTGTTTACAGAGGTAGTGAAAAAGGAAGAACTAATTTTCAGACAAGAGGGTTTTTTACTGATAAACTAAGTTATGCAAAGGAATATGCATTTGACAAAGGGTTTATATCTAAAAGTGGAAAAGAAATAGTAAATACATTTTTAATTAACACAAGTAGTGTTAAAAATGTTGGAGAAATGAATACCGAATATGTAAAAAATGAACTACAAGATTTGGTATTAAAAGGTGTAGATAAAGGTAGAACAAAAGAATCAGGTAATGTATATGCTACGACATCAAAAAATTTACATGAATTAGGTTCTAAACAAGATATAGAAGGATTTAAAGAGTTTGTAAAAGAAAGTATTAAACCTAAAGTACCACAAATTACTGATGAATATGGTAATACTTGGAATGAAGTTAATTTAGAAGGTGTTAATACTGGTATTAGATTAAGAGAAGCTAATAAACCTAAACCAGCATATGAATTTAAACCTAATGCTGGTGATGCATTAGCTTATGAAGAAGACTATGATTCAATTGCTACTGTACCTAAAGTAAGTAAAGAAAGAGGAGATGATGCTCAGGTAATAGCTAGATTTAAATCTTTAATAAATAGATTAAAACTACTTAAAAATAATCCTTCTCTTAATAAATTTAAGATACAAGAGAAGATTGATCTTTATCAGTCAGAGATAGATAAATATAAACAAGCAGACACAACTGATGAAAAGATTGAAATACTTCAGTTACTAGCTGAAGAGAGTTTAACAGACTCTGAAGAAGCAATGGATAAAGATAATCTTAGTCCTGCACAACTTAGAAACATTCTATCTAGTGCTGAGATGTGGAAAGATTTTAGACAGTTTGTTGAAGTAGACAATGTATCAGCTGAAATAGGATTACTTGAGAATAGAGCTAATACATTAAAATTAGCTGTATATAACAGGATTGTAGATTATATGAAAGAACAATCCAGTAAGACTAAATATAACTTATCTTCTGATGATATTAAACAATTAGATGAAGATGGTCTCTTATTAAATATTCTGGATATTAAACAGAGTAGGAATAAGATGATCAGATATATTGGATATCAGATTGAAAGAATGGGTATTGAGAAAGAACTTGAAGTTAAGAGAAAAGTAGATGAGTCAAATAAATTATTTGAGAAGCTATCCAATTTAGATTTTGACAAGTTATTTAAGAAAGATGCCAAAGGTAGAACAATGAGAAATCATTTTATCTATGAAGTTAATGATGAGTTTTATGATGCTAGAAAGAAAGTTGGAGAACAAGTTAAATTATTCTTTGATCCTGCTACTAAAGAACAGTTAACTAAACTTGTATTACAAGCAGTTAGTGGAGGAAGAGCAGATGCATTTAAAGATGCTAAAGATTTAATGTACTTATCTTCTAAATTAAATAAAGAATATATTGATGCAACAATAGATGCTGCAAGAGAAGCAGCTTTAGACCCAGCACTTAATGAACCAGAGATTGTTTATTATGCATTTAATAAAGGTATTAAGAAAGCTAAAGAAGCTAGAACTACCTGGTATAAAGAGAATACAATTACTTTAAATCCAGCAGCATTTATGTCTGGAACTACTCCAGAGGAAAGACAAAGAATAATAGATGAATTTAAAGCAGCTGTTGGTAATGATCACTATGCTGAATCAAGAATTAAAACTGGAGAGAATAGAGTAAATAGATATTACAAAGATCAAACTGAATGGAGATTATATCTTGAAGAAAAACATATTGGAGATGATGAAGCATTTAAAACAGCTATGGATGAATGGGAATATGCAAATAATCCATTTTGGTATTATGATTCTATTCATAATGAAGCTAATATTGATCCAGAAATAGCTGAATTAATATCTAAAACAAGAGATTTTGATAGATTACCAGCTTATGCTCCAAGTAAACCTGAGCATTATGATAATCAATTTAAAGAAGTTCTAGCTAATGAAAATTTATTAAATCTATATAACTTCATGACTGAGTATATGAAAGAAGCAGTAAGGCTGTTTCCTCCAGATGCAAGTAAAGAAGTAGGTGTAGATTTCTTTGTTAAAATGCAAGCTACAGCTTGGGAATCATTTATGAATAATGGAATTAGTGGATTAAAAACTAATACTGCTATTGTTGATGCAGTAGCAGTTCAACATAATTTTGAACATATTAACCAAGTAGATGAATTAGGTAATCCATTAAAACAAATTAGTTATGAGAGATTTTTAGATGTAGATAAAGAAAGATTAAACTTAGAAGCATTACTTGAAGATCCAACCATTAGTCCTCAAGATAGAAACATTTATCAGAAAAGAATAAAAGAGATTGAAACTTCTTATACTCTTGATTTAAAGAAAACTATGCAGTTATTAATAACACAAGTAGAATCCTTTAGATTTAGTAATGAAATAGCTGATGCTGCTGAGTTACAATTATATATGGTTAATCAAGCTAAAGAATCTACTAATAGTGGATATAAGAATGTAGGACTTAGTACAACTAAAAAAGTAACCAACTATGCTGTAGAAGCTGGTGTATATAATATGTATAGAGCTGATCCAGATCAAGCTAATAAGAATGATTTTTGGGGGGATAATGTCTTTGAAAATAAAGATGTATTTGGATTAACTTCTGATAAGAAAAAGAAAGCCAGAGAGATTAAAGAAAAAGCTATGGCTATAGAACCAATGTATAGAGGATATATTGAGAAATTAGATAGAGGAGAAGAATTAAGTGATGCTGCTGATCCTACAACCAGAGCTGAAGAAATACAACAAGCCTGGGATGTTATTAATTCATACAATAATTATAAAAAAGAATATAAAGATTTAGATGGTAAGAGAAGTTCTTTCAGTAAATTTATAGATTGGGGAATAGAAGTAACACAATTAAAAACCATGGGTTTATCATTTGTATCTCCTATAACTAACTTAAACTTTGGAGTTCTTTCTAATTATAAGGAAGCACTTGTTGGACAATTTCTTAATGTTAAGGAATGTAGTGCAGCACTTAAAGAAATGTTATCTACAACTAATAACTTCTTAACTTGGGGCAAAGGTGGTAAGAATAAAAAGAGAGAAAAGATAGTTAACTTCTTGGAAAAGAATAACTTAATCTTTGATATTATGGAAGCCAACTATGGTAAAGGACAAAGAGTATCTTATGATAAAATGTTTATGTGGATGAGATCTTCTGACTTCTTTATGAAAGGACAGCTTATTATTGGATCATTAATGCATGATCAAATAGAAACAATTAATGGACCTAAATCATTATGGTCTTTAGTTAAAGAAGATGGAACAATAGATGAGACTCAAGTACCTGAATGGAATAAAGATAAACAGATAGACATGATTCAGAAACTACTTGCATTAAGTAGAAGAGTTCATGGTAACACTGATACTAAATCAGCTAAATTCTCTAATAAATTTGCATTAGGAAGAGCATTAGGTCAATTTAAAGCATCCTGGATGTCAGAAGGTTTAAACTCTGCTTATAACCATTCAAGAGAAGATGAGATATTAGGTGCTAGATTAGAAGGTAGAATAAGAGCATTACCTAGATTATATAGAGAGATGAAAGCATTAAAAGATAATTCTGGTGCTGGAACTTGGATAGGTAAATGGTCAGATGCTATGAGTAACATCAAGAATATGGAGGAAGGAGATATTTATAATATCAGAAGATTAGCTATTGATGGAGTTATGATTATTAGTTTATACATGCTTTATATATCTTTAAAAATGTTGTATAATTCAATGACAGATGATGATAAATATAAGAAAATGGCATTAGGAGGCACTATGAATTTACTTTATAGACTAAGAAATGATGTTCAGTTCTATACTTCAGTAGGTACATTTAAAGAGATTACCAGTAATCCAATACCTTCATTAAGGATAATAACAGATTTTCAGAAAGCTATTTATCAGACAGCTGATATTATGAATCCAATGAATGATACAGATGCAGATGATATAGAAAGAACAATGAAGAATTGGGCAAAAACAGCTCCAGTTACCAGACAAATAGTTACTAATAGTAACATGGTAAATGATCTTTATGAAGACTATCAATACTAACCATAGCAACGGATAAAAAAAAGAGATGAACAAATTAAAAAAAGGAAAGTAAATTTATTTACTTTCCTTTTTTTAATTATACATAGTCTATACAAACAAGTTTATTGTTAAGTATTCCAAAATTCTCTTCTTTACTATCAGTAGTTAAATTTCTAAAGAAGTTAAATTCTTTCTTACTCATTTTTCTTGTTAATGGTTCACATCTAACTTGAATCTGAATTAATCCAAACCAAGAACAAAATAAAGATGGTGCTATATATTCTACCATATTGTCATTATAATATGCAATTGAATCATTGATTATTTTATAATTAATCATTTCTTCTATAATTATCAGAATTATTTTGATTTACTTTTTCTTGTAAATCTTGTATTTCTTCTGTTAAATTTTCAATTTGTCTTTCATAAGACTCTCTAGTTTCTTCTAATGTCTCTGATAATTCATCTACTTTACCTTCTAATTCTTCTATTTCCAATATTAAATTATCTATAACATCTTCAACACTAGATTTAATTTTATCTGCATCTCTGCTTAAACTTCTATTATTCATATTCCAAAAGCTTCTAATGTATTTTTAAATGAATTACCTTCAATAGACTTAATACAATCTAACATTAACATTGCAACATTTCTTGTCTCTGCTTGAGCATCTGGTTTTAGTCTTAAATTAAATAAATGAATAAAAGATAAGATACTACCAGTCCATATAAATGTTGTATTTAGGTTTAAAGGTAAAACAGATCTAGCTTGTTCTTTAGATACACCAAGTTCTATTAGTTGATCATATCTAAATTTACAATAATTAATTACATCCTCTTGTATTTTATTAGCCATATCTTGTTCAAAAGGATTTAATACTCCATCACTTCCTTGTTTACTATTTATAGACTGTTTTCTCCATTCTGAAATAGTAGTATAACTATCACTAAAATCAACATATCTTCCACTAATGCTATTAGCTGACATTCCTACTTGATGTTTAAACAATTGCCTTTCTACATATATAGGACAAGTTATTCTAAATTGTAATTGTGGATGTCTAAAAGGTGCTGTATGTTTATGTTCAACTAAATATTTAATTAATTTAGAATCTTTTTCATCTAATTTAATTTTACTTTTCCCATAACTAACTCTTGCACAATTAGCAACCATTAAATCATCTCCAAAATGAGATAATAATTCTACTTTCATTTTTATATATTTATTATATGTCCTTTATTCATTATTCCTGCTTCCATATTATTATCATGAACCATAGATGAGTTATAGAATATTGTATTAATTTCTGATATTGTTCTCATACCATAATTATTAATTCCATCCATTGAGTGGATATGTCCAAATGTATGAATTTTAGGATTTGTTTTCTGGATTTTTCTAAGTAAGGATTTATCTCCACAAAACTCTAATTGATTAGCTCTATTATAAGATAAATCTAATATGGAATAAGGAGGCCCATGTGTTACTAATACTTCAATACCTTGATCTAGTTCTTCCCAACAATCACTTATTTTATGCCTTGCTTTCATAAAATGCCAATCTCCAAATGTAGGAGTATAAGCACTAAGAAACATTAATTTTCCATTTACTACTTCATAACCATGCTCATTAAATATAATACCTCTTTCTCTTACTTTATCTACATTATATGTTTTAGTTGCCCAGGCATCATGATTACCAGGAATTAATACTTTATATTTAACATCAATGTTAGTAAACCAATCTAAGAAATCTTCAAATTCTGGTTGATTTCTAACCCAATCATACCAATTAGTACTATCACCTGAATGTATTATACATTCTGTACCTTCTGGAATTATAACTTGTCTATGATAATTATGTGTATCAGAGATGAGAAATGTCTTCATTATTCTATATTTGTTAGTGGATAAGCATTAGTTATTGAATTTGCTGGAACCCAAACAGTCCTATTTCTTATTGCTTCTTGTAATTCTCTACTATAATAACTACCACTATCAGAGTCTATTTCAACTCTATCAATAACTATTTTTAAAGCTTCAGTTACATGATATGTAGCAAAATCTCTTAACAATTTAGCAAGATCTTTTACACAATGTAAATGATTAGCCATTTCATCATAATATTCTTCTGCTAATTCTTCACTATTTTTCATTTTATTTATTTAAATGAAGCTTGAGCTTCTTCTTTTGTTTGATAATATTTTCCCCACCAACTATTAGAGATTAAGTTTTCATTAAACCACCAAGGATAATCCTGGTTATTTAAATTACCTAATTTTTCACCTTCTTCTATTCTTTCCAATTTACTTTTTAGTTCATACTTTATACAAGCTGTTTTGAAATCTACAGCTACTTCATTAGCTAATAGCATTGGTTCTGTTGAAGGTGATGAACCTTGCCCCATATGATAGTAACCAACCCATATTTGATACTCATTCTTCTTCATCTTCTATCTTATTTTTATTGAATTTATACTTTTCCTTATGTTTTTCAAGCTTATGCTCTTCTTGCTGTCTTTTATAACCGCCATTAGGATTCATCATTCTTGTCTTGTTCTTATGTTTTAATTTATTATCTTTCATAATCATGTTGCATAATGATGATATTTTGTTTTGATTAATATATTTTTTCTTTTAAATCCATGTCCTGGTTTATAAAAGTATAATACTTTCTTATTTCTATAATTATTTATAAGTAATTGAGTAGCAACTCTTAATGATTCACTAGAAGGTTTAATCTTCTTTAAAGCATATTGATTAGGTTGATTAATTACATCTTGCATATTATCAGGAAAATCTGAATGTCCTATTCTATTCAATACAGTAGCTCCTACAAGCTTTTTCTCTGATACTGGACAGATAGAACATTCAGACTCCAATAGTCTTGCTAACAGCTTTATTTTAACTTCTGAAGGTAAAATAACTATTATTTGACTATTTGCATTATTTAATAGTAATGGTAGTAAAAGGAGGATCAGTATGATTATATATTTCATCTGTTACTTTTGGTGAAGAAATAAAGTCAGCTAAAGCATCACTGAAAACATCTTGTTCAATTTTCAATGTGTCTTCTATATATTCTGTGATAATAGATTCTAGGTCATGAGTGGTAATATTACCATGCATTCCTCCATCATCTGCATATTCAGCTAAATAGAAAGCAATTGCTTTTTGTGACAGTCTAAAACTCTCTTTTATAGAAGTTTCATGTATATTTAAATGCTCTCTTATAAAATCAAGTCCTATCTTAGAACATTTATTAACATTAATTAGCTCATTATCATTCACTAATATGTCTTCATCTGTCCAAGGAGTTTTAGTAATGAAATATCCTAAAATATTAACCATATGATAACCAGGTACAATCCATGAATTATTTTGATCTCCATCTATTAATGTCCAGATATTTTCATGTTTGTATGTTAATACAAATTCAATTTCTTTCCCATAGGTTTCAAACATTGTTTTACTATAAGGAGAATCATCAACTAATTCATTTTCAATAGGAATATATTTTTCCTTCCAATCATCATATTGTATTATCATATAATTATTTTTTCTTTTTGTAAAATCAATTTAACTTCTTCTATTAATTCTGGTATTCCTTCATTATTCCAAATAGTATAATCAAATTCAGCTGAATCTAGACTTGTTTCTGATGGATGTGTTTCACTAAACATTTGAGCATCAGTTAAAGGAATAGCTGTAAATCTACCATCTTTTATTGTATTATCTACTATTTCATAAGGCCTATTAACTCTTATTGTTATTCCTCCTTTATCTTTAATTGCTTTAAGTTCATTAGGAAATCTGCAATCTGTGATAATCCAATTAGGATATAAATTACCTATTGTTCCATAAATCAGTTCATCTTCTTCTGTTACATCATAAATACCTTGTCTTGGACATTCCTTATCTATAATTGTAGCAGGAAGTCCTTTATAATCAGCCATTAAAGCATTGACCCAGATATTAGGATGTATTATTTGTCTACCTGCTTCAGTACCAAGTAATTGCATCATTAATCTTGGAGTCATTTGTTCCTGTTCTCTTGAAAAAGATTTATCATAAAATTCTTTAACAAAATCCTGAGCTTCTTCAATAGATAAAAATATCTTTTCTAATGTATGAGTATTATGAAATCCTTTTATACCAAATTTATCTCCTTTAACTCCAATCTTAACTCTATTAATAACCCATTCAGGTCCTAATGGAGTTTCTTTAAACTCTCTATCTTCAAGCTGCTCTCTTGTACATCCTATTAATAAACATACAATGTCTTTAAGCTTGTCAGCAAACTTCTTTATTTTCCAGTCAAATGCATCTTCTTCAAAACCAAGATTTATAAATTCATCATAAGTTAAATTGTGTTCTTTAACAGATGTATGTGTTAAATATTGTATTATTTTACCTACTGTATCTTTCCCACTACCTATCTTTCCACTTATTCCTAATATCATATTTTATATTTTAATCAAATTCAAATAACCAGTCAATAAAGAACATAAGTATTCCTATTCCAATTATTATTAATGTTATTATTCCTATTAACCATTTAATACTAGTAGCTGCACTTTCATTAGCATTTAACTCAAAACATACTTCTTGTCCAACTGTTTTTGAAAAATAAGTAGTTGGTTCAACATTAACAGACTTAAATCCAGTCTTTTCAAACTGTACATTTAAATATAATTCTGTTCTTGTTCCATATTTTATAACTACTTCATCATTAGATTTAGATTTAATTATACCACAATCATCATATTTTTTAACAAACTTTTCAGTTAATGTAATATAGATACAATGTATTAAAAATATAGCAAATATTGTACTTAATAAAGCTTTAATATGTGTTTTTATATTCATTTCTTTTCCATTATTAGTAAATTTTCAAATTTAATTACATTTTCCACTGTTGGTTCATTCATTAATTTAGTTAGTTCTTTTACTTTCTTTCTGAAAGCTTCTATTCTTTGAAACTTTTCATCAGTGGATACATCTAAGTTTCTTAATCTATCTATTATTTTCCATTGACCTTCTGGTAAAGTAGTAATGGATATTTCACCATTAGCTACTTTATACCATAAACTATTTGGTTTATCAAATTTAAGTACAAAGTATTCTATTACTGGATCTATACCAGATATTAATATTACTTTACTATTTAATTCAAATGTTTGTATCATGAATCTAGTCTTATACCTACCATCACGGGAAAACGGGGAATACCATCTTCTGATTTCTCAAAATATCTGATTTCTGCCATAGTTCCAATATAGTCTTGTTTGTTAGTTAATATTTCTTTTCTTTCTTCATGTGAGAACTTCATTCCAGCTCTAAACTTCTTACCATTAATAGAGAATACAGGTACTCCCCATTCAGGTCTTGATTCAGCTGGTTCAATATCCTCAATAACTAATTGTATATCTTGGAAGTCTTTGTATTTAAGTAAGTTAGAACTTCTTCCATTTATTTTATAACCTTCAGTTCCCCATCTAAGCATTGTTCCTTCAAAACCTTCAGCTAAAAACTGTTGATGATATTGTATTAACTCTTTTTCAGAATTAACCTTAAATGTTTCTACTATTTCAATATGTTCAATATCTTTAGCTGCAAGTTGTAATAATGCATATCTCTGAGAAAATGACATATTAGGAATTACTAAATCATATACATGATATTTAATAGCTTCTGTTTGTCCAGGTCTGTACTTCTTAATTAATCTCATATTCTCCTGGAAATTTAATCCATGAGCATAAAGTTCTCCATCAAAAGTATTTAATAATCCAGGTAATAAACTCATAATATGAGGGACTGTATCAATAACTTTATTAGTTCTTGAGATCATTCTATCTCCTGTCTTTAAACACCTCATTCCATCATATTTCCTTTGCACATATGCTGTATTCCAATCTACTTTTTTCTTTTCTTTATTATACTCTTTTGCTAACATTGGTAATACAGTATCATTAGTAATTAATTCTTCTAATGTTCTAGAATATCCTTCAGTTAATTTCTCAGTAATCTTAGATTCCATTTCTGATATAGCCTGTCTTGCAGGAGAAGTTTCATTAGACTTACCAATATTTTTACCACTACAAGTTTTTCTATGAGTAATTGATTTACCATCTATTAATCCAGATTCCTGTATTAAATCAGAACCTTCAGTAGATATGGTAAGAAATCTTTTCTTTCCTTTTGAATCTATTTTATATAATGTTGTCATTTTAATGTTTTAATGTCCATAATATTGTTTTATATCTTTAGCAATAAATGAAACAATTCCTTGTTTTTCTAATATCATTTGTAATCTCAATGCTTTTTCTTCTGATTCACAACATTTCCATTTTCTAATTTCTTTATTATTGGTCCAGTAGACAACATATTGATACAACTTTTTCATCCTCTTAATTTCTTACAGAGTTCATCTACCAGATTGTAATCTACTTCTTCTGGAAGTGTTGATTTCTGATATAATTCTTCTATTAAAAGTAATCCTTTTTCAGCTTTTTCATTTAATTCCTCTAATGATACTTTACCTTCTCTGATTTTAATTAAATAATCAGCATCTCTACCTCTTCTATCAACCACCAATTCATTATCTGCAAATATCTCTACTGTTGTATTAAGTAATCTAATAGTATGATAGAAGAATTTAAGATCTACAATAGAACCAGTATCTTTAATAGCTTGATATCTTTCAGGATTTCTATTAGCTAACCAGGATGTATAGTCTTTATATTTTTTACAATGTTGGCTATAAGCATTTAAATTAACATGAAGATAGCACATAAAAGGAGCATCTTTAGGAATACTTCTTAATTGTACATCATTAGAATTATCATCTACTATTCCACCTCCACCTTCTTTTAACCAATACATAGTGTAAGTATCCATAGCATCAGCTTTAGCTAATCCTAAATGTTGATGTGTTATATGAGTAATAGTAGGTATTTTACTTTTATCATTCATAAAATCTTTAAATTCTATGTAACTATTATAACTATTGCCAAAGAATTCCTTAAATCTTTTAGTTTTACCATTTGCTCCTAATACAGTGCAAAAATCTAATACATCTTTTCTTTCTACTTCATTCTGTTCCCAATCTAATCTTTTGGTAATGTTCTTAGCTTTAGATAACTGAGAATGTATAAATCCAGTATAACTGTTTTTTAATTTCTTGGTTAAAAACATGTTCTTATTATCAAACAATATATCTAAAGATTTATCTTTGAATAGAAAGTATTTCTCTGGTGTAAATAATGTTTCTATTTGTACTGGACTGCCCTTCAATAAAAGTTGACAATATCTTCCTATCTCCATAGACACATCATCTGCACTAATGTCTATTTGTCTATCATGATTCATTCCTAAATAAGTATCAACTGGATATTTATATAAACCAAAGTAATCTATATCACTGTTTGGTACTGTAGTACCATAAACAGTACTTCCCTTTTGAGTTCTTAATAAATCAATCATCCTAATTTCTCTTTTAATTGTTCTAAACTATAATCATCTATCTTACTTATTAAGTATTCAAACTTATGCTTATTAACAAGATTTTCATAAGTCATTGCTAACATATCTATTAACTCAAATCTTTCCAAACTATCTAATTCTATTTGAAACTGATCTAATATCTCATCTTTTAGTTCATAAGTAAGAACTTGTGTTGGTAGTTTATATAGAAACTCTTCAAATGTTAAATTATCATCTGTATTCATTCCTCTTCATTTAACTGCATTGATTGTTCAACTACATGTATTACATAATCTCTTTCAACTCTTGATAATTTACTTTCTTTATTATATATTAATATATATTCTTCTTGAAAGGATCTTTGGTTTAAATATAGATAATTACTTACTCTAAAGTGCATTCTACTAAATCTATTAGTATCTTTAATTTCCTGTCTGGTTGGAGGTTTAGGAGTTTCTACAACTTCCTCAATGTGTTCTATGTCTTCTGTTTCTTGCATTATTTTAATTTATCTAAGTTACTAATTAACCATTCTAAGTATTCAATTCTTATTACCCAATCTCCTTTTGGAAAGTAATAATCTTTATATGGAATATGTTTGAATTTATCTGGAATTTCAATTTTAAGTTTAGAATGATTTGGATCAGCATCTACAATTAAATCTGCTATTATCTTATATTCATCCATGTTTTTGTGGTATAATTCATACATTAACCTACAAATACCATCATAAGGAGTAGTTTTTGCTTCATTAAGTAACTTATCAAGAAGTTCTTTTAATGTCCTTACTTTATTCATTATTTTTCTTTTAATGTTGGCATTAACCAAAGATTTGTTTTAGTAAATATATAATTCTCTAACTTGGGAAAAGAAGCTAATAATGTTAATGTTTTATAAGTATCATGTTTGAAACACTTATATAATTCTTCTCTTATTCTTTCTTCTGAAACTACAGAAAACTTACTTTCATAATCAAAGGTATGAATAACTTCCAATATATCAGAACACATTCTAAAATCTTTTGTAATAGAAAATCTAATTCCACGTAAGCATCTTAATGGGTCATCATTAAAGGTTATATCAGCATCCAATGGAGTATATAATATTTTTTGATTTAAATGATCTTGTCCATTAAAAGGGTCTACTATTTTACCATTCTTATCCATAGCCATACTATTTAAAGTAAAATCTCTTCTAACCTGGTCATCCCACAATGTACCAAGTTCTACAACTGGTTTTCTTGTGCCTGGAATATAAGAAGTTTCTTTTCTTGCAAGTACTATATCTTTAGCTTCTCCTGTAACACCATCCTTATATCTAATAGTATAACAATCTGGAGTTGATAAATATATTTCTCCTCCATCTGCTATTATTATTCTTTCCATTTCTTGAAATGCTTCTTCTGCTGATGTAAATTGTTTTGGATTATCAAAAACAAATACATAATCTAAGTCTTTAGACTTTAATCCTAGTAATTGATCCCTTACCGCACCTCCTGTAAGGTATGTTTTATAACTCATAATAACTTTACTTTCTTCTTAAAATGGTTATATACTTCTGGTATATGTTTCTTATAATAAGGTTGGTTATCTTTACACCATTTTTTTAAATCATCATATGATTCAAATCCTTTCTGCCAACTGGAGTTTTGATTTATCATATTGAATTGTGGTTCTAATTCATCAATAAATGATTGTACTGTCCAACCTTCATAAATATGTCTATCATTCATAATATTTTCTTTTTAAAAAGAAAGGATACCATGACAGTATCCTTTCTACAATTATTAACATAAAAAACAAGTTTTTATGAAGGGAACAACTCTGTTTTCAAATCTAAAAGATATTGATGAGTTTCCTTAATAGCTGTTAATCTAGCTTCTTCAGCTTCAATATTAGCTCTTTCTTGTAACAACTCTGTTCTTCTATCTAAGATGTTTTGAACATTTAGTGGAAAAGCAGCTTTAGCATCATTTAAAGATTGTTCAGCTCTTGTTATCTTACTTCTGTTCTTCTTAAGATTACCCTCAGCAGTTATTACTTGACCATAAATATTATTTATGCCAATTTCTAAATCATTCTCTGCATGTTGAATGTTAATTTCTAACTGATCTCCATCAATCTCTTCTTTTGATCTTGTTACTAATCCTCTGTACGTGTTGTTTGTTGTTTTAGCCTTAGCCATGTTTAATTTAATTTTAAATGTTTGTTATTAATTATTACTCTTTGGATGCTTTGAGGTTTAACCTCTGGTATTTGTATTCTTAATTGATTTTGTTGTTTTAAATCAACTCTTTGTATTTCAACTGTTGGTATATTAATTGTTCTTATCTGTATGTTTGAGTTAGGTACTTTGTGTAATCTAATCTCTTCATCTTTTATTGCAGAATATAATTCAGGTGTTGGTGTATAATAAGAAGGAATAAATTTATCAAATTTGATTAATTTAATCTTATGTTGTTTGATATTACTATTTGATATATCAAGTACAACACTATATTTATATTCATCTCTAAATAATTTATGTCCATTATTATGTCCATGTTCATTTTCTAAAAGAAATATTCTTCCTTGTTCAATACTTAATTTTCCAGTATATTTATTAAGATATTCAAACTCTATTTCATAACCATGATAATCTCTTATATTATCTTCTGTTAATTCTGGTAATGTTCCTGATGCAACAACTTCTCCATGTAATGTAATTTCAGGTCCTTCTAATACATGATTACTGCAATAATCAGTATCATACCAATATCTTTGATGTTCTTTATTATAAAAGACTTTGCGTATTTTAGCTTTTTTACTTCTAGCTAAACATTTTAAATCAAAAACACCTTGTAAGGGATAACTTTCTGATGTTCCTCCATTAGAGAGCAGATAAGCACTATTTAAATCAACAATATCTCCTACTTTAAATTTAGCTTCAGGAATATTATCTGATCTATCAGGATGTCCTTCTGGAAGTATAGAATTTAATTCTTCTTGAGTAGCTTCTCTTAGATTATCTTTCCATAAACAAGTTGTCCAACGATTTTTAATAAAATCAGTATGATAACTAGACCCACTACTAAAAGTATATTCAGAAGCTTGAAATTGATTTTGATCATCTATTCTAAGAAACTTCCCTAAATAACTAGGTTTATTATTATCTAATATTCCATGAAAATACCATGTACCTACTTTTAAATTATCTTTTAATTCTTTTGGTTTTAAATCAAGATGTCCTTTTGGTAAATACTTAGAATAATCATCATAATTAGCTGGATACATTTTATCAAAAAAACCATAAAATGAACCATGTCTACCACTACCACCATTATCATGCCTACCATTTGTTATGTATTCATAAAAATGAATATTACTACCTTCTGAATTTAACTTTTTAAATTTAGTAAATTCAATTCCAGTTATTCCACAATACCATTTACCATCTACTAATTCATGTCCATTTATATCTTTAAATTCTTTCATATTGTTTAGTTTGTATGTGACTGATGATGATCTATAATTTTAACATCTCTCTTGTTTACAATTTCCATAAATTCATTAAAATTAAATGGTCTATATTCTCCAAATCTAGCAAAAGCAGAATCAATTCCTACGTCAAGGCTCTTGCCCCATTCTTCATATTCTAATGAATTATGTGAATGTCCATATGCATGTGGTCTGCCTTTGTGAGACTTGTTCCAACATCTATGAGCATAGTGCGAACAAAACACAGTAATTCCATTTACTTTAATTTCTCCAACATATTGAACAGATGCAAAAAGATCTTGAGTTCTTAAGAAATTTCCATGATTATCTATTTGTATCTTATCTCCATTATCATCTAATATAAATCTATTATTTTCAATGTGATGGTCATGGTTGCCATAGAAGAAATGTATTGTTTTACAGTTTATTCTCTTTCTAAATTTATATATTTTATCTAAGCCCCCGAAGGTAAAATCTCCCAGAAAATATATAATATCATTTTCTTTAACATATTTATTAATTGTATCAATTAACACATCTGTCATTTCAAATTCATCTTTAAAGTCTCTACAAGATTGACCATTATTATCATTTCTATTACTATCCCAGGAAGATGAACCTTTACAAATATTTTTATGAAATCCGTGCCAATCACTTGATAGCCAAACTTGTTGCTTCTCCATTATTCTAATATTTTATCTTTATAATTTTTATTAATCCATTCTACAATAGAATGAAATTGTTTATCTTGAATATCTATATATTCAACTAATTGTGGTGTTGTTCTACCAGCAAAATCTCTTTCCATTACTCTTTCCTTACATATTTCAGCAGGAAGATCAAATATCTTAAATCTTACATTGTAATGATAATATCTAGCTAAATCAATCCATTTCTTAACAAACTTCTGTTTTAGATTTGTATTATCAATAATAATAGAATAATTTCTTTCAGCATAATTCTCAAATAATGCATCTTCTATATTATTAACTATCATTTCTAATCCATTGATGTTATCTCTTTCATAGTAATTATCTAAGTTTCCTACAATAGCTCTTCTTATTGAATCTCTATTAATAATAAATGTCCATGGATTAGATATTACAATCCGATTAGCATATGTTGATTTACCTGATCCAGATTTAGCAACAAGAATTGTTATTGTTTTACTCATATTTCTTTATTTTATGTTAATAAAAAAGGGAGGCAAAAGCACCTCCCTTAAAACACACTTATTAAACTACAACTTAATTTAAATCTTCAATAGTTGCTTCTTCTAAAGTATTTTCTAGTTGTAAGAAAGCAAATGATTTTAATTTGAATACTAAACATTCATCTAAATCATCTACTTTAATTACTATTCCTTCTGTTGGTACAGGGTTCTTGCACATATAGCAATTATCTTCAAGATTGTATAAATCTGTTAACTTCTCAATTAACTTAACTTCACTAGTAATCTTGTTCTTTTTCAAGAATAATCCTAAATTACCTTCATAAAATTCAGGTACAAACTCAAGATCATACTTTCTACAGAATTGTTTAATCTGTGCCCAGGTTAATTCAATTACTTTTCCTTCAGGATTAGTTTGAGTAACTCTATAAACTAAAAGTTTACTTTCTTTCTCAGCACATCCATAATCATATTTACCTTGTATGTAGCCATTATCAGATGTAAATCCAACAATTTCTCCATAGATAGTATAACCTTCAGGTATTCCACCTTTATCCATTATTCTATCAAAAGTCTCTTTCCAAACATTAGTTTTATAGAAACCTTCTTTTTGTAATTCATTATCAACAGTACCTTTAATGACTTGTCTTGAGGCATATACAGGCTTATATTCAGTAGTTGGTACACTTACACCAAAATAGATTAAAACCTTTTCATACCAGCTTAAAACTCTTTGTACTAATACATTACTAAATATAGCAGAAGTTCCATGAACTTTATAAGTTACAGATACATTTCTGTCTTTATAACCCATTAACTGTTTAGTAGTATTTTTAAGATTAGGAGTTTTAACATGGAATTTGAATTGTCCTTCAATCATCATGTCTTTTAATGATCTTTCTCTTTTCTTATTGCTTCCTCCTAAGTTAGTTCCACTATTTTTACTAGGTGCTACATATTTCTTACAAAGTATAATATCTCCATAAGAATCAAATATAGTACCTTCTATTGGAGGTAAATTGATCTTTAAGAAATCCATTACTACTTGTGCTGGAAGTATAAATCCTTCTACTTTCTCACCCCTGAGCCGTATAGCCCTCACTCTTCCTTTCTTCTCAAAGAAACCTTTAGTAACTTTATCTGCATTCATAGAAGAATCAGAGAAACCATTAAAGAAACTTACAAGGTCTGTATTAATACAACATCCTATTGGAAAGAATACTACTAATTCTCCCTTTGTGTAATCCAGGTTAGTAATCACCTGTTGGTGATTTAATCTGAATATTTGAAGTTTATCTGCATTAGGATGTACTTCTGGTGCATCTAACTTAAATACTCTTGCATTATAATTTTCTGAATTGTCTTTGCTTAATATAAACATTTATTTAAATTTTAATTGTTTCCCCTTCTAATATTTTTCTTTCTCCTTCTAAGTCTCTATTCAATGCTTTCTCACTAGAGAACTTATCAGGAAATCTATGTTTTAATTTATTGATATTTGATTCTAATATCTCTTCAAAATCTATCTGTAAATAATCAGCAATAATAACTAATCTATATATAAAGTAGTTAATACTTGCCTCAGATGGATTATATTGAGTATATACCATATCTATTTGAGATATTGCTCTTCTTGAAAATTCAAATGCTAAATCAAAATCAAATACTTTCTCATATTGATTAATAACTTCATCTTTTAGATAGATTCCTTGTATATTGGCTGTATTAGCTAAATACCACATTGCATCAGCAATCTCTTCTCCTGCATTTACTTTATCAAATTCCTTACCATAAGCAAATGTTTTCTTAAAACAATCTACTAATTCTCCAATTTCTCCAATAACACCAGCCTCCATATGGATTAAGTTGTCACGTTTATTGTCTTTTTCAGCCATTGTTCTAATAGCTGCTAATTGATATTCACTTAATTTCATTTTATTTTTTATTCTTTTTTAATAATTCTTTCATTCTTTCATATGGTAATAAAACATCAATTCCTTTTTCAAAATCTGCTAGTTCTTTCTTATTAAATCCAATGTTCTTATATAACTCATAATTATTCTTATCTGCATTTACAAGTCCTTCATAAACCATTTTATCATATACTTGTGTTGGTCCACTACTATTAAAAGTAGTATATACCATTGTTTTATGTGCTAATCCAACTGTTTGTGGCATTAGTATTTTATGACATTTAGCTTGGAAAAAGATTATTAATGCCATTGATGATATTGATCCACTAGCAATTAGTGTTGTACAATCTTTATGCATGTCAAAAAGATCATTAATAACCCTACCATTACATGATTCACCACCTGGGGAATCTAAATAAAAGACATATTCTGGCTCATGTGAGTTATATACATCCATTACTTGTCTAACCATGTCAGAATTGATGTCACCATCTAAAAAATTAAATTTACTCATTGTTTATATTTTTCCACAAATATAAGAGTATTATTCAAAATTTATCTCTGAATCACATAAAAATATTTTGTCAATAATTTTATTGGCTTGGTTTATGTAATATTTATAGTTGATTTTATAGTCTTTCATAGGCATATCTTCATGAACCTGAGCTACTTGTGTATTATAACCTTTAATAACAGACTCTCTTTTACCAGAATCATACAGTTTGGTTATAACTGAACTAGATGTTGTTACATAAAATCTAAGTACCTTATCATGATAAAGTGTTTCATAATTATCTCCCATAATAAGTTGTGAGTTCATATAAGTCTGATTTTCAAACTTCTTAACTCCAATATAAAAGTCAAATATATCATTATGATTCTCAACAGTTTGTTTAACTGGAGTTCCATTAACAAAATACTCTTCTAATGCTATAGCTACAATATTAGCTGATGAATCATCCTTCAATGTCTTATCTCCTATCTTAGCAAAACTACCTTTTCTTTTAACTTCACCATTTTCTTTAATAGCAATATAAGAAGATACACTCTCCAGATAAATAGCTTTCATAGGAACTGATTCTAAAGGAATATTAATGAATATTGCAAAGTCTTCAATTACTTTCTTGGCTTGATTCTTAGCTTTTTCACCATATTGTATCATAACACCATCAGTATTTTGATACTTTAGTTGAACACCTTCAATCATTTCCAGTTGTTCACATAACATAAGTAGGAATAATTCTCCATTAATGGTTGTTTGGTAAAGACATTTAAGGTCTTTAATAGGACTTCCATCAGAAGATAGTAATCCAAATACACTATTTGCTGAAATCTTAGCATTCATTGTACCTATTTTATCTCCAGCTTTCTGATAATTCATCTTAGCTTCTACTATTTCTCTCATTAATTTAAGGAAATAGACAGGATCAAGATGTGCAGGACAAATACCTAAAGATAAAATTAAGTATGGATAGTAAGAACTAAAATCTTCATCATCAAGATACATCTCTTTATTAGTAAAATATCCAGGATTATGAAGAGAGTGTAAACCACCTTTTTTAATATCACAAACTATAGTATTACAAGTAAACTTATATTCAAATTTATCATAAACAATGTTAGTTTCATCCTTCATTAAATCTTCTAATAATTTCTGATATTTTGGAGTTTTAAAACTAACTTTCTTATCTATAACATCTCTTAATCTAAGTACAGTATGATGTGTAGATAAGTCTTTTAACTCATATTTATTCATACCAGATAATTGACAATACTTCTGAATAAAAGTATTTCTTGCAACTGCTGTATTAGACATAGAACTACAATCAATACCTAAATCTTGTGTTGATCTATTTCTCATTTCAATCAGAGGTTTAGATTTAAGATAGAGTGCATAAGTGGTTTCTACATCATTAATGTTATAAGTTCTCATAGTAGCCATCTGATCAGATGTCAATAAAGCATCATGACTTACTGGTAAATCTTGTAATACTGGCATTCTTAGACCAAATCCACAATACTTTAAAGAGATTTTAAATCTATCAAAGTGATTTAGTTTATATAAATCTAATTGCTTAATCTTTGGTCTTCCTCTAAAGAATTCATTATTTTGGATAATTTCATTAGCTCTTTCATGTATCATCCATGCAAAGTCTTCTGGCTTAACTAATAATAATTTGGATTTATTCTGAAGTATATAATCTATTACTGGATAATCAAACTCTTTATTATTATATCCAATCTGATGTGTAATTAATTTTAAATGATCAAAAATCAATTCTCTATCATCTATTTCATTACTGACTTCAAAGATTTGTATCTTCTGGTCAAGCAAATCCATACAACAATAGAGAAATTGATTTCTGTAGGTTTCTAAATCATAAACCTCATAAGTACTCATATATTACTCAATAATGTGGAAAACCACTGCCCAGGAATCTCTAAAACTGTAAATAGTAATTGTACTATCTTCCACTACCATTAATGCATTATTAACAGCACTACGCCAGTACTGTATTTCCTCATCAAAATTCTTTGTTTCAGAATATTCATAATCAAAAAAATATGTATATCTATATTCTCCAATATAGAAATTTAAACTAATATAAGTTTCATTGTATTGAAACCAAGTTAATTCTTTTATATAATTTTCTTCACTTACCCATACTAATTCATTATTTATTCCTGACTTGTAATAAACTGTTCTTTCTGGATATATCTTAACTTCCTGTGCCATACCCACTAAGGAGTATAAGCACAAGAAGAAGATAACTACTAATCTTCTTTTCATTTTTAATTTATTTTATTCTATTATTTTATTACATTTTTTTGAACTATCTCTCTATACTTTCTAAGATAATTATGATATAAATCTTCATATTCTGGTTTAATTTCTTTAATATCAGAATCTCCATTTATATAAAGAGTAAACTCCTCATGGAAGAAGTCATCCATTTCTCCCATTAATTCATTAACTGCTAAGTCATGAATTAAATCATCTATATTAACCTTCTGAATCATCTTCCCAAGGATCTATTAAATAATCTTCATCATTACATTTAGGACATACTTTAATAAATGTTACATCTTCTCCTCCATCTAATGATACTGGATTAACTTGTAATTCATCTTCATATCCTCTCCATCCACATTTTTCACACTTTTTTATTTCTTTTTCCATATTACCAGCTTGCTTGATATTCATATTCTGATTCTTCCAAATCAAGACTTTCTAACTGTTCAATTGTATGTTCTATATCATTTAAATACCACTGATCATAATGTGTAGAACCAAAGAAAAATCCAGATTGAGAAGGTAATAAATTTTCAGCAACATCTGTATTTACAAATATTGTTACTTTATCTTTTCTTCCATATTCATCTATTTCAATTTCTTTAGTTTCTGAACTAACTAATGAATCTCTAACTTTTTTACAAGTATCAATAAGATCTTTTATTTGTTCATTTGATACATAATAAGAAGAACAATTATCTTCTCCATCTTGAACATTAGTTACAAACCATTGATGGATTTGATTTGACTTCCTCCAATATGCAGCTTCTTCTTCAATATAAGTAATCCTACCTTTATTTATTTTAAGTTCTTTTCCATCTTTTTTGATACTAATGTCTATTTCAACTTTATTGTGCTCATAATTAGCACCCACATAAACTTTCCTCCTCAAATACATGTCTAATCCCATTTGTTACATTGGTTTATAGTTTAAAATTTCTTCACTTAATCTTGGAGGTAAATCTAATTCTCTACCATCATACTCCTCATCCATCCTTACTCCTCCAAATTCTTTATCTAAAATTTGTTTAAATTCATCCCAATATTCTTCTTTTTTCTTTAGAACTGCATTTCTGCTTACTTGAAAAGGAGTATCACCATCTAATTTAAATTTATACAGCTGGTCTGCATCATAAATCTTAGAGTAATGCCCATTAGCAAAATTCTTTTTCCATTCTGGATTTCCAATCTTTGGTTCAACAACAATAATCATATTAATACCATCAATATCTTTGTAATAATCAATTACAAATTCTTCTGCTTTAGATACAATATAATCACATGCTTTCTCTGATACCTTTAAAAATAAATAGTTATCTGATTCATCTACAGCTATGTATTGTGAATCATTAATATATATTCCCATGTAATCCTTTGGTTTCTTATCAAGGATTACCTTTAAACATTCCTGAATTTCAGGTAATGTCTGCATACTTATTCCTAAGTATTTTAAAGTTCTGTTTCCAATACTCATATTGATAACCTCCCTTTTGAATTATAGATGTCTTTAGATGTATGCCATATGTCATTTGTTTTATGCCATTTGTATAAATCTAAACCCTCTCTAATCATTAACTGAGCATCTACTATAGTCTCTAATTTAAGTTCATATATTAGAGGCATTCCAGGGTTAGAATAAGACTCTACAATGAATTTAAAATCATCTACTGTAAATGTATTAGGAATACCAAATAAATTGGCTATATGGTCTCTATTTGCATAAATTGCATTAGTGTACCATTCAGCTTGAACTCCATACTTAAATTTATTGAATGGTATGTTAAAGAGTGTATTATATCCAGTGATTTTAAAGTCAAATGGACATATTGCATTTCTTTTAGCATCATAAACTAATAAGTCTAATAATGCTTTACATTCAAATTCATCTGTTTTAAAATATAAATCTACTTGAAACTTATGAGGATTATCAAATATTTCTTTAGTATATTCATGTTCTCTGATACTGTTATTGATCTTACATGCTAAGTTATATTCATTAGTTGATACCAATGTTTTATTACCTATTAATAGAAGTTCATTCCAGTATTCAAGATTTTTCATTACGTCATTTACAATTCTATCATCTTTATATCCTCCATTTCCATATCCATGTTCTCTAGCAAAGATTAAAATATTTTCAACATTATCAGATAATATGTCACTAATTCTATAATCATATACTTTTCTTATTATGGACACCATTGTATCAGAAGGTTTCTTTTCAATTCCTCCTACATGATAATGTTCCATTAATTCTGGTAAGTCATAAGTAAACATATCATCTACTAATGATCCTATCAGCATTGCTTCACTTTCTTCAAAATAATTAGGGTTATTTTCAACTATTTTTACCAGATGTGGTCCTTTTAATATAGCCTTTATCTCAGATTGAGATAATGCTGGATTCTTAAAATATGCTTTTACTCTATCACTTTTGCTCATAATCAAATTTTATTTTTAACAAAGTTAATAAAAAATCATATGTTATTGTTGCAAACGTTCCTTTTTCTGGTAATTTATGTATTAGTATCTTTGGATAATTATGTTGTGGATCATTTAATGGAAAATTTTGTTTCAACAATAACCCCATTTCAGAAAATATAATATCTGGTTTGGGGCGGTTTGAATTATAACCATTTTTTGTCTGCACGTTATAAGGAATAAATGCTAAATCAACTTGACAATTATCCAGTAATTTAGATGCTTGCCTAGATGTCTTAGCAAATGTGTATCCTATATCTCTCATATCCCTAGCTACTTGTTGTTCTAAAAGTTGACCTTTCTTTCTATTGTTCTTCCCAATAGAACTTCTTGTTTTTGTCATATTGACTTTTGAAATTAGAAAATCTCTATCTCACTGTAATCTATTTCCACTATTTGTTTTCCTGTTATTTCTCTTACTTCTTCAAAGGCTTCCATCCTTTCCCTCATCTCTTGGTCTTTTAATTCCCAATAATCATCAAAACTATATCCCCACTCATTCTCTGCTATCAAATTACTATCAATGTTACTCATGCTTATAAATTTTATTGGTTATAAATTAAAAAATTATGCTACTATTGTTAAATCATCTATTGTTTCTACACTTTCACTTCCATCATATTCTGATATTGTAAAAGCAGTTCCTTCTTCAAGCCATATTATTTCTAAATCACTTGCTCCACCAGTATATATATGTTCTATTCCAAGAAGATCTTTAACAAATTCCTCATTTATTTCTTTTTCTCTTCCAGCTTCTACAAGTTCAACTAATTTTGGATGGAATATTAGTTCTTTATGATCAGTATTCCATGAATACCAACCAGCTCCAAATCCTGGTGAATAAAGTATTGCTACTTTACCATCTCTTATTACTTTTTCCATTTATTTTATTGTATTTATTACATTATTTAAATAATCTCTAAGTTTAATTACATCATATTCATAATATTGGTGCGCTTGGCAGTGATTCAATAATAGGTGTATGCGGTTCACTATAAAAGCATTTGCCTGTATCGTCAAATTTTATGTTTCTGTACCATATTTTGATTTTTTCTGTACGCTTACCTTTATCGGCTGCACAATCACAATCTTTAAAACACTGACATGATCCTGTTGCTATACTTACAATTGT